CAATAAGCGGCAAATCATTGCCTAAATACATCTCTAAATGACTACAGAGAGGCGTACACTTGATGAAATTGTTGAGACTCTTCACAGAAAATTCGCCCTGAATAATGACGGATGGGTCCGGTTTCACAATGAAGTCCATATGATGGTCCGACTCCGAACGCTTGAACTTCGTTTTGGCAAATGTGCCCATACACGAGAAAATCAGGTCATCGCCAACCGATTTGATTTCGACACGGTCAGTGAGCGCATTAAGGTCACGCACAATTTTCTGGAAGTCCGCAGTGGGCAAATTGATGATGGTTGAGTATTCTACGTCGGGAATCACCAGTTCCTCGGTGTCTGGCTCGATGAGTCGCAATTTGTAGTCATAGGTTTGTCCTACATTACGATTGTCAAACTCCATTCCTAAATAAGAGACGATTCCGTCTTGGTAGTCCTCTTTGTCGATGTACATGGTCAGTGTGTCATCATTTGACAAAGTAGAAATCAGTTTGAAAAAATGCATGGTGTTTGTACACACGACAATCTTGTCGGGGACGCAGCGATACATCTCGAACTTATTGGCGTGGAGGACGACGCTAACCAACATAGTATGGGTCTTGTCAAAGTTGATGATGCGCATACCTTCTTTAGTAAAAGTGATGGTGGCATCAGTTAAGATGTCTTTGAGAGCAGTTGTGAGATTACGAATGGGCTGGATGCTGACAGTTTTAATTGTCAAAACATGGTTGTTCTCATTTTTTACGGAATCTACATTCACAGGTTTATCGGCTTTGCTCATCTAATAAGGAAACAAACGCGTTCGTTTTTATATGTTTTTGGATGGTTATTATGTTTTCCAAATAAAGTATTATATTACATTCAACCATAAAACTGGAAGTATAATGATTTATGACATGCCATTTATAGAAATACACAGAGATGTAAAAACATGTACTGTGTGTGAAAACGTTCAGTATATATATTTTAGGTGTGGTATCAACTTGATAATATTATCATATCCAAATAATTCTGGTTTTCCAATAAGCATTATTTATTTGTAAAAAGTCTTTTGAACAATGAACAAACGATGAAAAATAAAACTTTCATTTTTATTTGAAATCCCTTTTTTTAAGGACCTCCTTTAAGGACCCAATGATTTAGGCGTTTTAGAACCTCACATTATAACGATTATAACTAAGATTCTAAACATGACAACTCTGAAATGTATGAGAATCATCATCGATGTAAAATAATCCTGGTTTTCCAATCAGCATTATTTATTTGTAAAAAGTCTTTTGAACGATGAACAAACGATGAAAAATAAAACTTTCATTTTTATTTGGAATCCATTTTTTTAAGGACCCCTTTAAGGACCCTTTTTTAAAGGACCCCTTCGGACCCAATCATTTAGGCATTTTGATGCATCTCGTTATAACACGTATAAACAAGATTCTAAACATGACAACTCTGAAATGTATCAGAATCATCATCGATGTCAAATAATCCTGGTTTTTCAATCAGCATTATTTATTTGTAAAAAGTCTTTTGAACAATGAACAAACGATAAAAAATAAAACTTTCATTTTTATTTGGAATCCCTTTTTTTTAAAGGACCCTTTAAGGTCCGAATAGGGGTCCGAATAGGGGTCCAGATAGGGGGTCCAAAAGGGGCAATCATTTAGGCATTTTTAAAGCTTTCATTAGAACACTTATAACTAAGATTTTAAACATGCCAACTCTGAAATGTATCAGAATCATCATCGATGTAAAATAATCCTGGTTTTCCAATCAGCATTATTTATTTGTAAAAAGTCTTTTGAACAATGAACAAACGATGAAAAATAAAACTTTCATTTTTATTTGGAATCCCTTTTTTTAAGGACCCCTTAGGGTCCGAATAAGGACCCCCTTTAAGGACCCCTTCGGACCCCCTCATTTAGGCATTTTGTTCCCTCTCTTAATCATACCCATAAGACCCCAATTCATCTTCTTCATCTTCCCCTCCTTCACTCTCATCATCTGCATAACAATCACATTCCGATTCTTCGCATTCATCTTCCTCCATATCCGATACAAAAATCGGCATTAAACTGACACACCACGGACTCTCATAATTCCGTTTATTCTGAATTGCCAATTCAAATTGTTCCGGGTTTTTCAACAATGGTGTAGAGAGGAACACCGCAATATTCAAATGTCGGTCATCAAATCCACCATCCCCTTTGGACCCAAAATGCGGATTGTAGAGAGCAAATCCGCGAATAGCCAGGTCCAATTCATCCTTACTTTGTAGACATCCAATCAAGTTCCATCGATAATACCGCACCAAATATGGCCGAAAAATAGTATACAAACGCGATGCCGGGAATCCGCGATGGATAGTGAAATAACCCCGGCATATTTCACGTATATCCTCTACCGAATCTAGATTGGTGCTATTGTCAATCGCATATCGCATCAATACTTTGCGGTGATATTTCTTCAATTTGTCCACGGAAAACCCGCATTCAAAAAATAGCCACAATATTCGCGGAATCTTTTTGCTACCAAATCTAGCATATATTGAGTAGAGGGTTTCTTGACGAAACTCTACATTCGTGTAGGGATTCGCCGGTGATTTTGGCATAATGAATCCAAATGATTGATTCGTGAGAGCACTATAAATGATTTTAACCAAGTCGTTGATATTGAATGTGTATATGTTGCGATTTTCCACGATTTCAATTTTGAAATTGGCAGGTAGTTCCACAAATGGCGTCATTGTCAAATCACAATCATTGTTGTAGTGTGTATATATTTTACGGAGTTTACATCGTTGAACAAATCGCGACAAGATATAGTATTTGCGCTGTGCCCAATAAAAAGACAAATTATCATCGGGGTCCATGTACTGAAACTTGGCGCATTTATGCCACGTGTTCTTGTTTATGGGACTTAATACAAATTGTTTATACATTTTGATTTCATTAGAGCATTCAGCGAGAGGCATTATATGGTTTCACTTTATATTTTTATGTTATTGTAAAAAAACAATAACATATATTGGGTCTGTAGGGACAAAAGTTTAGAATAAGCTATAATCATCATCATAATTGCCGCATTCCATCGCCGCCAAATTACTGACATTGTTATCTACCGCAATCTTCTCCATCTTACACTTGTCATCCTTCTCCAACAACTCCGCAAAACTGGCATCTATGTTTTCGCGCAAATTGACTATTTCAACATCAGCATCTTCGGTTTCTTCTATCGCCTTCATATCCAGCAATAGTCCAAACGCATTTGTGCCATAATAACCGGCTTGTCCACACATTACGTTCGCTGACACACCGCGCATCTGGTCAAACTCACCGTGTCTACTCGCATCCAAGAACATCTCAGTATGCATCTCATAAGTTCCCTTCGAAATCGGTCCAATGTCATCGCTAATAATACCCGAGCGGAACATTGGCACAAGGTCGGCCTTCACTGTCATTCTATCGCACAATATACTCAAATGGTGGTAGTTCACATAGGCATCTGACGCCTCCATCACTTCAACAAACTCGTTCAATATATTTTGTCTCGCAGCTTCAATACCGAGAATATTATGCATTTCACGAATATCGTTGCTATATGTGCGCGTATAATCAATGAAATCCAACATAAACAAATCCATGAGATTTGTTCCCACTGTATCTAGGACCCACATTTCCTTGCGCACAAACTTGTTGTCTTCTTTGACAACGTTGTCTTTAATCAATCGCGGATTCACGTTTTTAATCCCAGACACGCCTCTTAGCACAATATTGTTCAGAATGTTATCCTGGAAAGTTTTCAGCAAATGAATCTCATCGGATTGGTCCAGTGATTCAGGCGTACCCTTCTTCTTGCCTTTATTGAATACCGACGAATTGAGCCGAATCCTGAAGACCAGATTGCTCGAGTTCATATCTGAGAATACGCAAGTGACATCGGAGCCGTGACTATTAGTTATCGCAAAATTAATATCATCCATTGTGATGTTCTTGTCAAGAAGCACTTCGGGGTCGATTTCCATACGCACAATCCACTTGGATTGGTGTGCGACATCAGTTGACGCTCCTTCATTACATTCTGCGACGAGCTTCTCAAACTGATAAAACTGGTCAATGACTTCAACATCTTTGTGGATTTTGGTCGCGCGGTCATTTGGGTCAAAGCAGATTTCAATCGACTTCACTACATCGACCAATTTGGTATGTTCAATCATAACACACAGCTTGGCAGCCTTGTCCTTGTCATGATTGTCACTGGACTTTAAATATACAGTTGCCGAGGGTTTGTCGGGGTTGCGAGTTAGACGCAAGATTTCTTCAATGCGCGGCACACCACGTGTCACATTGGATTTGGTAGCAACACCTGCTAAGTGAAATGTGTCTCTCTGGCACAATCCATTGTATAGATTGAAATTACGAGTATTCTCGACGGTCAGGTCATACGCATATGGAGTCGTGTTATCGACTTCTTCAATCGAAATGATTCTGTCAAACAACACATCTTCATATCGATTATTACGGTCTTCCAATACGATTTCACCGGCAATTTCATTGGGAACCATGGTTGCGTGTTTGCTATATTCATACTTATGTTCATATGAAACAACATAATCAACACATGTTTGTTGTTTAGTTGCGGTTTTCATATTGAGCATCTTTGCCAAAACGGTCGCCTGTTGATTCACAACATTCAGTGTATATGGTTGTTTAATATTTTGAGAACCGCGATTATTTGTGGCTGCCTTCTTAGGCTTGGAAATGTACGCATAAACACCCACAATATTCATCATTTGTTGAATATCAATCAACATTTGCTTGCTAACCGATGTCATCAAGATAGTGTGTGATTTCTTAGATATAGTTCCATCTCCACCAATATACGCATCCAAGAATCCACGAATACATTCTTTGTTTGAAAAGACAATGAGTGGTGAAACATATTTGTTATGGCTCAATTTGCCACATAGTGTTTCCAAGATTCGACACAGAAGCGTATTGTAGATTCGCAAATCTTGACTGGTCCACCCTTCTTGGTTCTTGTTTTCATTACGATATACTTTGGTGGTAATATTCCACGCAGTACATAATTCCAATATAGGAGCAAAGTAGGTGGAATCATTGTTTGAAATTGATATTTGTGTCTTTGTCATACATCCTTCAGCAGCATATGCGCCAACAAGGTAGCCAAAGGTGTAATTCAATTCAATGGATTCCGGAATCATATATTTGGATTGCGATGTTTTCTTGCTATATACACAATTGCTGCGTATACATGTGTTTGATCCATCTTCCTTCTTTTTAGTATCCACATTTATTTTATCAACAAACGAATCACTTCGAGAATATGGAAGTGTGAACAATTTTTCACTGTGATTGGTCCACCAGTGATATTCGTTCATAACTGATTTTGCCTTTTCAAACTCGCTGCCATACAAATAGTTTTTCGGCGACAGGATTTGCTTCAAATCCAAATGAGAAGAGTCGGTATATTCGATGGCCTTCTTTGACACAGGAATGTAATCACCGACACGCAATGTATCACCATTTACGCCAACTATCTTGCCATCTACTAATTTCAAGAACGATTTGGCCTTGGTAGCTATAACTTCGCGGTTTTCCTTGGTAGTTATGCGAAGCATCACATTGGTACCATCTTTGTTGATAACGGGATGTTTAGTAACTGCCTCAATTCGCTCCCAAGAACAAGCACCATCCTCATTACAAGATGGTACCTCATAATATTCATCCAATTCGGCATAAGTAGTGTCGGTTTCAGTATAATATTCTTTCTTGGTCGCTTTCTCAATAAACTCCTTGGTGAAATCGCCAATCTGGACTTTCTTGACAAGTCCATTGCGGCCTCGTACAATGATTTCGGTCTCATATGTCACCGAGTTCAAAGTTAGCTGTGTAGTTGGCTCACCAATCGACTGACCCGCAATCACACCGACCATCTCACCTGGATGGACAATGGCCTTCTTGTACATTAACATAATAGTTTCCAACAATAGCTCCACTGCTTTTTTATTGAATCGCTTTTTCACCAAAATATCCTTGGGAGACAAATTGAAATGATAGAGCACTTTGAACATCTCTGTCGGATTGAACATTTTATTAAGGTCTTGTAGTGTATCAGTCACCATGGTAATATATTCAAATGGCGTAATATCAACGGCAGATGTTGAACTGAGTCCAAGTTGTCCTTGGATGTTTTGAATAATATGCGAAAACGCAACTGGTGCTTTTACAAAATTCTCGTCTTTATACTTGAACACGTTTTCAACCAGTTCTTCGCGGTACTTTATGAATTGCTCAATCATTTTCTTGTTTGACTCAATGAGTGCTGTGATTTGCGAATCCATTCGCGCAACGGCGGGTTTAGTATAAATATTCAAGAGGTCGCCATTGGTATCTTGGTCACCAAGTCCAATCAAGTCAAAGTGCATGTAAATATCTTCGACCGACATATTCACCAAGGGAATATTCTGATTCTCTACGCGAGTCGTGTCAATCCCGTCTTCGCCATATGTAAACTGGATAATCTTTCCCATATTGTTTCGCACAGTGCCGTCATATTCCACTTTCAGGTCCTCCAGACCCTTGACCAATCGACGCTGAATATAACCGGTCTGCGATGTCTTGACAGCAGTATCAATGAGACCCATACGACCACCCATGGCGTGGAAGAAGAGCTCAGGAGCAGTCAGACCCGAAATATACGAATTTTTCACAAACCCACGCGCACCCGGCGAATCGTCATATTTGCGGAAATGGGGCAATGTACGATTGTCGAATCCATATGGAACGCGTTTGCCATCAATACTCTGCTGACCGACACACGAAATCATCTGGGAAATATTCAACATAGAACCCTTGGAACCTGACTTGACAATCATGACAAATCGATTGTCCGAGTTGAGACTATCGACCGCAATTTTGCCAGTTTGTCCAGTAGTATCATTGAGAACGTTGCCGACCTGGGTCTCAAACTCCGTATAATTTGAGCGCCCAGTATTGTTTTCCATAATTCCTAGGTGAACCTTGTCTGTGATATTCTGGACTTCTTCCATCTTGGAACTAATCATCGACGCAATTCGATCTGAGGTGTTTTTGTTGGAAACCAAATCACTGATTCCCACACTGAATGCGCTGGTTTTCATATATTCGGTAATCACGCGCTGTAAATCATCGATGTACTTGGCACATGCCATGTTTCCAAAATCATTACAAACGCGGTTCAAGATACCCTTGGTTCCAGACGCAAACACGCCCTTCTCGGCTTGACCACGAATATACTTGCCATTCTCAATCTCGAGAACATTGTTGGATGTCGCAGCGTCTTCGCCATTGCCAAACAACTTGGTCTTGTACTTTAATGAAATTGGGGGTGTTATTTGTGACAATATATCAAAATTGGTCACGTTTTTCTTGGTAAATATTTCGGGGTTGATTTTGCCATAACCCATTAGCAAGTTCATCGCCTCGCGAGGACTGAAGTCAATACCCTCGCGTGTAAATTGATAAGACCCCAACATAGAGTCCTGGTAGATGCCAATGATAGGGGCATTACTTGAAGGACTGATTATTTGGTAAGGGGTCGCCGCCAAATGTCTGAGTTCTATCTCAGAAAGGACATTTTGTGCAGCATGTAAATTCATCTCGTCTCCATCAAACGGTGGAGTCCCTATGGTTTCCCAAAGGGCCGGACTGTATCTTAAGCAAACTCGGGGTAGCTAACCCTTCATTGTTCACCAATACCCGTTCAGTCTCTGAATGCCTTCCATAGTCTGCTAAATGACATTAGGAAGTAGCACTGCGGATTGCCCATTTCAAGACACTATAACATGTCTATCATTTATCACTTTTTTACCATTGGGTTCAGCTATTAACTGAGTTCCTCATTCGCGTTTCCGCATATGAGTGGTAGTGATAACTTTAGGGGTTTCCCGTCATCAAGGTATTTCGCAAATAAATCTATATATTTTTGAGGCAATTCTATATTATTTTGATTATGATATGATACTAATTTCTCGATATGTTGTTTAACTTGGGATTTTACAATTTTATTATTTTTTGTCAAATTGTCGCGAACCGATAATGCTGCTGTATTTCGCCAATTAAAAGCGACCATTTGTTCTTCTTCATTTGCCAAATCAAACTTTGACAATGGAATTACGTGGTCAATGTGCCATTCTTTTCCGTGATTTTCAATAGTAAACCCTTCACTATTATATTGTATCCATTGGATGTATTCAGTTGTATTACAACCCAAATAATCTATCGTGTGTTTTTCCTTCACATAGTGTAAAGCAATATACACACGAGTCCTGATTATTCGCTTGAACTTTTCTAATGGGTCATCACGCTCACAATCCGCGCATTTTAATCGGTTGAACCGGAATCTGGTTTTTGGTCTGATTTCATTACAATATTTACATATTGTATTGTCCTCGCCAATTGTTGAGTCTAGTTGTGTCCGTAATTCTTCACGCAGTTTTGCTCGTTCGGCTATCTTTTTCTTTTTGTAGTTGGTTGCGTTTTCAATTAATTTTTTTCGATGTTCATCGCTTGCTTGATATTTGCTTCGTCTGTTCTTGTTATTACAGGTTTTACAAATATTGCGGTTTTTTATGAAATCGTCTATATTTTTTTCTTCTTCGCAACTAATGCACGCATTTATCGGTTTTGTATCTGTCTCCATATCATTATTATGTATTTTGTTTTATATTGTTTGCCTTTATATTATAGATTTATTCACTAGGAGGTATCACGCTTTTCACGCCTCCTGTTGCGGACAATGATGGTATTAGCATCGTGAGAATTGTCTTGGTCTATCCGCATTGTATGGTTTTGTACATGCAACGTTCATACGAAAGGTGTCTCCACGAGCCATCACCTTCACAATATGACACATCATACTCATTCGATGTAAACTGGGTTGTCGATTAAACAACACCGCGTCTCCATCCATCATATGACGATGTACTACATCACCGTTTTCCAATTTTATCGACATTCGGTCAAGATATCGCAATGAAATTGGGTTGCCATTTTTTCGTTCCAGTATTTTGGCACCTGGATATGTATCGGGACCGTTTTGAACAAGTTTTGTCAAGAATGCGCGATTTCGGTCATTCACCACCATGGGTTTTGTCAAACACATCGCGACCTTTTTAGGCACTCCGAGCTGTGTCATTGACAAATTGGGGTCACCGGTAATAACGGAACGCGCACTAAAGTCGACGCGCTTTCCCATCAAATTGCCTCGAATACGCCCATTTTTACTGTTCAATCGCCCGGTAATACACTGGAGGGGTCGGCCAGACCGCTGAGCCATTGGCACGGCGCCTTTGATTTTATTATTGACAATCATTGCGGTCGAGTATTGTAAAACACTCGTTAGACTATCAATAACATGCGCCGACGCATTCGCATTGATGCGGTCTGCCAAATCCTTGTTTGTTCGGATGATTTGCCCATAGATATGAGTCAAATCATCTTCACTGCGCTGATTTGCGTCTTGTTTTACAGAAGGTCGAACCGCGGGAGGAGCAACTGGTAAAACCTGGCAAACCATCCAATCTGGACGGCACCAAATAGGACTAAATCCCATGAACTCGACATCGTCATCAGTGATTCGTTTGAATATTTTGAGGACAATTTCCGCGGTCAATTTTATCACGTAATTGCCCTTGTTGGCGTCATTTTCGCCACCAGGAATCGCTTCACTATTTACTAAATTATCCCAAATGGCATTGATTGTTGCCATTCCTTCCAACTTGATTTTATCAGGCTGTTTACACCCACATCCTTGTTCAGTTGCTTCGCCACAACGCTTGATTTTTGAACAAAGTTGATAAACGTAATCCCATCGGTCGGATGCTTTGATATGAATGGCTTGTCTATGTTGTTCTTTGCTGATGAGCAATTTACTACATTTGAAACAAACACATTTGAGAATCTTCATGATTTCCTTCAAATGTTGGATAAAGAATACGGGACGGGCCAATTCAATGTATCCAAAATAACCGGGTGTCATGATGTTGGTCAATCCATCTGTAGGACAAATTGTATTGGGGCCCAAAACGCCCATTCTGGGGTCAAACAACCCACCTGCTACTTCACTATTTCCAATGTACGTATCCTTGGACACCACTTCGACAACTCCTGCCTTCCGGATTTCTTCGGGCGAAAAGAGGCCAAACTGGATGCCAATGATACGGGATGGGTTTTTAAATGAAGTTTGTTTTGCTGACATTTTAAATACTATATACTATGGTTGGTAATATTTATATCGTTTTGCGAATCAATCAAAATCAATTTTTTGGACTATCATCGACCAAAAAATTGAAAATCCGCTGGCTCCAAAAACAAATATTATTCAATATCCCATCCAACTATTAAAATGCCAAAATCAAAAGTAGACACATTTTCAAACAACAACAAAGGCCGTTCTTACAAGAAGAATAAGCCAGACCCGGAGCCAAGTGATTCCGAAAGTGATTATGAGACTATATCCGAAGATGATTCGTATACTTCTTCATCATATGTAGATTCGGGTAGTAGTTACACTTCGGAATCAGTTGTGGACAGGCGCAAAAAAGGAAAGAAACAACGTACTAATAAAAACCGCAATGATGAAGATGATGACGATGATGATGATGACGACGACGACGACGAATTGGATTTCAAAAATATAATTTCACAATTATTGAGTCCAAAAAAGAAGAAATCGACTCCTAAAAGAAAAGATAAAACGTCAAAGTCTAAGTCAAAAACAAAGTCCAAGTCTAAACCTAAGTCAAAACCTAAACCCAAGTATGAATCTTCGGATGAAGAAGAAGATGAATATGAGGAGGAGGAGGATTTAGATAATGAAGATGAGGAGGAAGATGATGATGATCAGGAAGAGGAAGAAGACGATGATCAGGAGGAGGAAGAACAAGAGGAAGCGTCTGGAAAAAAAGACAAGAATTTCAAAATAACGTTGATGATTGGACCTCAGGCAAATAGCGGTCTTAAAAATCGGATTCCATCTAATTTGTCAAATGAAGCCGATTGTGATACAGACGATGAGGAAATCTATATGAAAGAGAATTTTGAGGCGATGGATATGCCAGGAATGCCATTATCTCCATCCAATTCAAATGAACATCGCGCATCTGAATCAAATACGGATTCACAACTTGTGGCAAAAAAGAAAAAGCCCAAAGATGAGAAACCCGACCCTCTCTCAGAAGTCGTCAACATTGAGGAAAAATACCGCGAAATAATTGAGCTTAAACGTGTTCTCATTGACAAATTACGCGTCAAACCCGGCAATAAAATTGTTCAGCGCGCGGTAAAACAATGTAATCATTCCATCAAGAAACTCATCAAACACGCACGCAGTAAAAACGCAAATACATACGAAGAACTCCTTGATAATGCCGACAACCAGGTAATTACAGATGAAATCGACTATTTCAAAACAAAGTTGTCAAACAAAGAACAGCTGCGTATTATGGCCGATTTGCGAGAAATCAATCAACACATGTATGTTGAAAAACCATATCGTTTATCGCTGCTTCAGTCAAATATGCCGCCCAAGTTCAAGGCAGTTGCGCTACAACGGCTCCATCAACTCAGTCTCATGGAACCCGGCGACCCAGAATATTTCAAGCTGAAAAACTGGGTAGACAACTTCATGCGTATCCCATTTGGCGTTCATAAAAACCTGTCGATTAATATCAATGATGGTCTTGATAAATGTAGCGATTTCGTAGTGAAAGCAAAAGAGCAATTGGATAAATGCGTCTATGGTTTAGAAGATGCCAAAATGCAGATTATGCAAATGGTCGGACAATGGATTGCCAATCCGGCATCAATTGGCACGGCAATTGCGATACACGGTCCGCCTGGTTCAGGCAAGTGTTTTGGCAAAGATACGGCCATTATGATGTACGACGGTTCCGTCAAGATGGTCCAGAATATAGCCGTGGGTGATGTATTGATGGGCGACGATTCCACTCCGCGCAATGTTCTTGCTCTTGGTGGCGGCAAAGACAGATTGTATAAGATTGTCTACAATACAGGAGAATACTATATTGTCAATTCTGAGCATATATTGTGTTTGTACAACACACAGAGCAAACAATATGAAGAAATAGAAGTACGCGATTTGGTTCCCATATCAGATACCGACGTGTTTTCAAAATATCTCGCATACAGAACATCAGTCAACTTCACTGAGAACTATTTTACAAAACCGGGTCTCGGTGCTGATGTCCGAATTGCGGGAACTCGCGCCGAGCGGATGGAACTAATGGCCGAATTACTTGGTCCGTCAAATCTGAAAATTGTCAATAAAATCGGTGGAATCATGACTGAGTATTATCAAGAACCGCAATTTGAATTGGCACAAATACTGGCATATGTCGCACGTTCACTCGGATATCGCACATATATAAATTGCGTCAAACCAAGAGATGCGGAATTGTATCGCGTAATCATTCACAGCAAGTTTGAGAACGAAGCGGATATTGAAAGATATACACAAGAATCGGACACGCCGACTCATGTCATGGAGAAGTTTATGATTCGGGTCTACAAAGATGTAGGCGATTATTACGGATTTGAAATTGACGGAAACAAACGATTTGTCCTCGGAGATTTCTCGGTAACGCACAACACGAGTTTGGTGAAAGACGGCATCAGTAAAATACTTGGCAGAGAGTTCGCGTTCATCGCTCTCGGCGGTTGTGGCGACAGCAGTTTCCTGGAAGGACACAGCTACACATATGAAGGCAGTATGTGGGGCAAAATCGCGCAAATAGTAATGGAGAGTAAATGTATGAATCCGGTGATATATTTTGATGAATTGGATAAAGTGAGCGACACCGCGCGTGGTCAAGAAATCATCGGCGTACTCACGCATTTGACAGATACGTCGCAGAACAACCAATTTCACGACAAGTATTTCTCCGAAATCGAGCTGGATTTGAGCAAGTGTTTGTTTATATTCAGCTACAATGACGAGAATCTGGTGAACCCGATTTTGCGCGACAGAATGTACCGCATTCGTACTAAAGGCTATGATTTGAAGGAAAAGACGATTATTGCGCGAAACTATATGTTGCCAAAAATCCGTGAACAAGTTGGGTTTGGTCCGGATGATATTGTGTTTTCGGATGACGTTCTAGGACACATTATTTCAAATCAGGCAAAAGGTGAAGAAGGTGTGCGTAATCTGAAACGCTCGCTTGAAGTCATCCACACCAAGCTGAACTTGTATCGATTGGTGAAGTCGGGGACGCAGATGTTTTCAAAGGAAATGGGGCTAAATGTTTCCTTCCCATACACGTTGACAAAGAAAGATGTGGATACGCTAGTGAAAGTAGACAATGCTGGTTCATCCGCGCTCTCAATGATGTATTTGTAAAGCAAATAATAATCCACATAATAAATATTGGTTGCCAATGAACTAATATTTATTGTTTTTTTACTTGCCAATTTGGGCACTTACACCAGAGGCATTGCCGCCTCTTGTGGTTAAGAGTTGGATATCACCTTCGCTCATACAGATGAATCCCTGAGAATTGGTATATCCGTAGTTTTTACATGTGGTACTGCCCTGGTTGTTGTACATGAAACCGATGGGCTTTTGGTCGCCATAAGAGGCACCAGTAATTTTGCCTTCAGATATCTGTTTGGATATTGTTGACTCGAATCCTTCTTTAGTGAATGTGGCAAAACCATCTCCTACAGAAGACATACTTCCAGTAGGAGCAGGATTTGCAGATAGATCTACTGGCTTTTGTGTAGCATCTTTTGAAACCATGAATGAAGAAAATGGATTTGACGGGGCAGTATTTGGCATGGGTTTCTCTTCAACACCCTCTCTGTTTTCATATGCTTCTTGAATTACCGCAAATCCTTCATACGGATATTCCGAGAATCCTGACTTGCTAGGGACATATGGATTATAACTTTGTGAACCTAAATAAAGGGCCATAACTAAAATAAAAAATAACATGAAAACAATAACTATCCAGCTGTTTGACATCATTTATAATTAATCAGTAGATAATAACCAACGCTGTTGCCTGTGTATACCCTCTATTTCCTACCTCTACGGGCATCGCGCGGCAATTCAGGCACCGATTCTTTGCTAAATGCCGCCAAAAACTGCGTTATTTTGTCGTAACTTTTGACCATATTTTCTCGCTGAGTATCATATCTTTTAGTGAATGTATTTGCCACTAATTTTTTAACAAGTTGAGAGGCGAGCTCGGCCATTATTTTTTGGTTGTATTCAAATGTATTTTGGTAATAATCCACCAATTTTACTAAACCATCTTGATTCTCTTTATAGTCGTTCCGAATCTTATTTACCAGATTGTAAACTTCATTATACAGACCCCGCACATATTCCATTTTTTTTGTGCGTTCTGCCTCCTTTCTTACTAGTAATCCATCAAAATAATCATTTGTCATTTTAATTTCGTTTTTCACATCGCGTGTCTTTTTAATCACAGCATCTACATTTTTGTCAAATGTTTTTGTAATTTTTTTAACAATTTCGGATTTTTTGTCGGCTGCTAAACGAAGACATTTTTCGCGGTTGGCCTTGTCAAAAAACATTGCGATTGGGTTTGTACAAGTATCATTGTCGGCAGTTGAGATTTCTATGTGTATATCGATAAACATTATTCCGAGTAATATTAGCCATACAATAAAAATTGTGATTGTGATAATAACATATATTTTATTGTGTTCCCAGTAATAGCCCATTAAAATAGAGGCATATCATTTATTTTTTCTTTTTGCCCAATTTTCCAAAAGCTTTGCCCACAGATTTGCCAAAATTGCTCACAGATTTGGCCACAGATTTACTCTTGGATTTGCCAGAAGATTTGGTCGAAGGTTGGGGGGATGACATTGCTGGTCCCCACTCTGATGGTTGTCCAATCATCTTGGGTTCTTCAACTGCCGGAGGCGTTGCTACCGGTGCCTGACCACTCACTGTATTTACAGCTGCTCGTACACTTTCTTGTAATGAGCGAGTTCCACTCATCATTTTAATCGTGTCATTGCTAACATGTCGCTGAATAATGAGAGAGGCAATCACTTTCTGCATTCCCTCCTTTAATGCTAAAATATTGTTTTGGAGTTCAATCGCAAGTGTCGTGTTTTTCTTGTCTTTATACAAATCACCGGCATCTATCTTCTTTTTAAGAGACATCACATCTTTTGAAACAGATGATAAAGCACTATTCATTTTATTTGTGGCATTATCCAACGATTTTATTACTGGATTCATAACAATTTGCTGTGTTATTTGTTTTTCGGCATTTTTAATTCCGTCTTTCAACAAGTTTTCGGCATTTGACCACAAAAATGAGTATTTAGCGACATCGGGGCGATAGCGCATGGTTGACCAGTTCATTTTAATTTCAAACTGTTTTGCCATGTAGGCAATAGAGGCCATTGTGATTCCAAAAACCGAAATCACGTAGAATCCATCAGATGACATATTATCGGTTACGTTCAAATCAAAATCCGATATAGAGGCTGACATCGAGAAGATATATAATTTTTGTATATTATTTATTTTTGCCGAAAGAACTTATAAAGAATACTTCTATAAATAGTATAATGAACAATAGTTTTATACAAAGTCTCAATATGAAATCGCTGATGAATAGCGAGGATTATGTCAACAATACAGAGAGGATTCGTGAGTTAAAACACAGTGAACTAATCCTGGAAGATATTGGTAAGCTCTGTCGTATAAAGAAGGACCATTTCCACATGAAAATGGTAGAGGAGGAGAAGTTCAACCATTTGTGTGAGACATCGGCGCCATTTTTATTTAGTAATTATACGGACCTTTTTCGTAAAGTGTTGAAGGATGAACTCGATATGAAGATGATGGTGAACTTTGTTGGCATTTTGAAACAGATTGAAGAGGGCCAGCTAGACCAATATGACGCCTCGGTAAAAGTAGGCACGATTCTGCGCGAAATATATGTGGATAGTGCTATGAGAAGAGGCGATAATTTGGACAAGGAACATGCTGCGGAAGCACCAACGTTTGTTGAACCGGCGTCAATTTCATGGAAGGAATACAAGCAAAAGTCGCAATAATCGCAATAAACAAAAAACAACATAAATAGTTTGCCGTGTAAACTATTTATATGAACGCATTTCGTTTTCTTACACCAACAACTCTTTTACTTAGAGGAATCAAGGAAAAGAGTATTCCATATAGCAAAACATTCAACTATGTGAAAACAACCGTTCTATTTGAATGTGATAAAAATGCCGTATACAATATTCGACGCTATACATTTCCATATCTAGAGAAGCTTATTATCATGAATGACTTAGAGGAATATGAGCACTCTTTTTTGAAATATGAGTATTATGAAAAACCACCTTTCAATATTTATTTGAAAAATAACACCAATGACAAAAAAAGCACGGAACAACCCATATTCCATAATCCATACTACAATATGAATAGTAGCCGATTCATGACGCCGCAACAATATGATTATGTGAAGCGGATTTGCGATATTAGGCGCTCGTATTACAATTTTTGAATAGCAAATACCAACACCATCGTCATATTTTTGATGATTGAGCAACTAGCGCAATATGGTTAATGCGACAATAAATGCTGAGTCCCTCTATATTTACACCGGGACACCCTTTGATACACATACTTTTAATTTTGTGGGTTGATGGCAAACACTCGCTCACGGACGTTATTCCTGGCGCATTAATAATTGAGATGTGTTCTATTGATGGCATATTTGCAATACCTAGCAATGATCGAAAATGTGTCGTATTTCCACCATCAATGTAGAGTTCTTTTATATGGGGGTGTTTACAGCCAGATAAATCGGTGAGAGTAATTGGCGCAAAAGAGAGGCGCTGTAAATTATAGAGATACATGAGTTTATCAAGTTTCAAATAATTGTCGGCGGGAATTGTGAGCGATGTCGTGCCGAGTGATACAAATGCGCTGTTTAAACGAATATTGAGTTCGGCATTGGCGACGATTGTCTCCAATTTAGATACACGGGATTGGAGTGATGAGAGGAGATTATCGACGGACGCGATAGCGTCGTTGCACCGTTTATCGACGGACGCGATAGCGTCGTTGCACCGTTTATCGACGGACGCTACAGCATCCGTTGTCCATTTTTGAACCATTCGTTCTAATTGAGTCTGCCTCTCTTCCATCCGATTAAAATTGAGTGTTAGTTGCCCTTCAGTCGTAATCATTTTTTCTTTGATATGAACAGGAAAATCATACATAATAAAACCATTGATTTGCGCACGAAATCGCAGAGTCATTGTCTTGCCCGATATTGTGATATTTGCACTATATCCGGCATCTTCAGCAAAACAGTTGGTAATTAGTTGATAAACACTCTCCAATGGCAGCGATAGGTGAAAATCGCTGTTATCTAGATACGTTTCATAATTGATGAATCCAATTGTATCGGTCAACTTCATGTAAATTGTGCGATTGCTAAATGATGTTAGGATTGTGTAGTGATTTATAATAAACGATTCTGCGGTGGACATACTTAATACATAATTGGGCGAAATGTTTATGCTAAAAAATTGATTAATTGTTTAGCATAATGGCATATATTACAAAATAAATATACATTTAGTAATATGGAATCAGCATCCGCAACAGCATCAGCATCCGCAACAGCATCCGCATCCGTATCCGCATCCGCATCCACAACAACATCGTTCTACGCCGTAAGACGAGGCATTGTACCCGGTATTTATACTTCGTGGGAAGAATGCAAAGCACAAATCGATGGATTTCCGGGCGCGCAATACAAAAAGTTCAAATTGGCACAAGAGGCCGAAATATTTATGAACACTATTCAAGTTGGCAACTCACAAAATGAAATCAACCTAGAGTCATTATCACTCGAACAAAAATACGCTTTCTATAAATATCGCGCCGGTTCCAATTTGTTCATCACTGGGCCTGGTGGAACAGGCAAATCGCATCTTATCAAGACGATTCGCCAAGACCTGGAACAGCGAAGCACTAAATACGCGGTTTGTGCTCTGACCGGATGCGCCGCCGTCCTACTCAATTGTTTCGCAAAAACTATTCATTCATGGAGTGGAATTGGACTTTGTCAGGGCGAGGTCCACGAAATTGTAGACAAAGCCGCAAAGAATCGAAAGGCGAATACCAATTGGAAGTCTACGAGGGTTCTCATTGTTGACGAAGTCTCAATGATGTCGCAAAAAATGTTTGAAGTATTGGACCGCATTGGCCAAGTCATACGCAAAAATCCGCTGCGTCCTTTTGGTGGTATCCAGATCATTTTCATCGGGGATTTCTACCAGCTTCCTCCCGTCGGAAAACGCGACGAACCTGAAACGACGCGTTTCTGTTTTGAATCCGCGCGATGGTCGGCAACTTTTCCCGCGGAGTCGCATATTGCTCTGAAAACTATGTTTCGTCACAAGAATCCAGAGTTCATCAAAGTCTTGGATGAAGTACGCCAAGGTGTATTGACACCAGAATCAGCAGCTCTTCTACGTGCGCGCATATTGGAACCGACCGAATGCGACGGAATTGTACCCACCAAATTGTTTCCGCGAAATGCCGATGCCGAGCGGGTGAACGATACCATGTATGCTAAATTGACAGACGCGGAACATCTATATGAATCCAAACGCCTAACCCGCTTATCGACATATACGGAAACTGGTACACCAATTCCAACAGACCTTATTGTGCGAACCGAGGCACTCAGTCCCGATGAGATGAAACAGCAACTGGATTTGTTCGAAGAAAATAGCAAAATAGTGCCAAAACTTCGGCTAAAAAAAGGCGCCGTTGTAATGTGTCTTGCGAACCTGGATACAGATTCGGGAATATGTAATGGGTCACAAGGAATCGTTGTGGATTTTGTTGGCGGAACGACAGTCCCCGTTGTGAAGTTTCTAAATGGAATAACGATGCCGATTTCACCCAAAGTATACCAGCACGGTGATTATCCTCGACTTGGAATAGAACAGGTGCCATTGCGATTGGCATGGGCATTCACAATACATAAATCACAAGGGGTTACACTTGACCTGGCACAAATGGATTTAGGGTCAAATATATTTGAGTATGGCCAGAGTTATGTAGGGTTGAGTAGGATTCGAACCTTGGATGGACTTTATTTAAGCGGATTCAATCCGCAGAAAATCAAGACGAATCCGCGTGTAGCAGCATTTTATGAAGGCATTGGTGTAATAACGGAGCAAATGGTTATGGACGCGGAAGAACGGATAAAGCAAGAGGATTCATTTCGAATGCCATCTGGTGAAAAGCCATCTGGCGAAAAGCCATCTGGCGAAAAGCTATCTGGCGAAAAGCCATTTGACCCAAATGTGTTTGTTGTGCGACTCTAATGTTGGAGCTGTGCGACTGTAATGTTGACGTTACTCGTTAAAGTACAATTGCTTGTTTTTTTAGCATGATATACAAAAATATAGTTAATATTAGTGTACCCCATAAAATATTCATATAATCAATTGTCAATCCATATTTTGATAAAATTCCATATTTTGATAAAATATAAATAGCAAGAATAATCATCATAAAAATGATAATTGTAAACAGCAACGTAGTCAAATAGAAATATAATGAATCTAATGCCATAATACCAAACATGGTTAATAAAAAAAAGAAAGTAAATGTCATCAATATATATTCGCCTAATATCTTGTTTTTTTACTCAATTTGCTTGGTTATAGTGTATTATTTAGTGATAATCATACGCACAATATAGGTAGTTGATGTAAACAGTATGGAGCCCCATATCATATCCATCAACGCAATCGACAAATCATATTTTTTAAACATGGCGTAATTTGTGAAATCGAATACCCCGTATATAACAAGTCCAAGTAATGCTGCTTGCCATAATGGTTTACCGGGTTCGATAATGAACACATAGAGGCCAATGACCAACAAGGCATACACGATTATAGCACCCGCCCATTTTAGTTCAAGTGCTGTCCTCTGTATTTTGGCAACAAGTTGTCCATACATGGATTTAGTCAAATAAAGGTATACTGAATCGAGTGCCAGCATAACAAACAGAATTGTGAAAATTGTAATTACCATGGATGACATCTTTATATATTCACAAAATATATTGTTTTTTCTTTTCACTGAATGTAATATATAGTATTATGAATCTAGGCAATAATAGAATACAACCCAATGGATTAATTGACGGCGTACATCGCGAAATCATTGTTTCTCAACATCAACGCACCGACGAATTGAATCAACGAATCGGCAGTCGTCAATTCTCCGATATGCCACTCGAACCCAATTTCTCGCCGCGACCTCTCTCCACCAAATATAATTTGCCGATGGTTGTTGCGCCCACCGTACCAATCCAACAATATGTAGAACACAATGTTTCGCAAAATTTCAATCCGGCAACTCGACGAGGACCCTACAAGGCATATATGAGAAACGTTGATACCGAGACTGTGCTCCGCAATCAGACGATGGCGCTTCAACATTCGTCGCAATCCGTATATGTACCCAGCTCTACAAGTGACCTTTATCGTGTAGACGTCGTATCGAGACCCGTCGCACAACCCTATGCCGGACTATTTGAGAAACCGGTTTTGGCAGACCGCGCTCGGCCCAATTTGGCGGGGATCGGCCAAGACCGATTCTTCAATTCTACGCGAACACAACTGCGACAATAAGTTTGCTCCTAATATATATGCCATCTTGGAGTACTATTTTGTTTGTGCTTACTATTGCGGCACTAATTATGACACTATTTAGGAAGAAAATAGAGGAAGGATTCACACAATCAGAACGGTTTCTTCTGAAAATGGATGGCGATTCATATGATGATTTTTACGCAAAAATATATGACCGACTACATTTGCCGGAAGACCGTGTGAAACCCGAATTGGCGCAAATACTCAATATGACGGGGGCTGACGACAATAGTGTTTTCCTGGATGTTGGTTCGGGAACGGGAGAAACGCTGCGACAGTTGACGGAATCGGGCGCCAAATGTGTGGGTATTGATAAATCGCCGGCGATGGCGACACAATCGCAATTGAAAACGGACGCGCCAGTGAAAGTTGCCGATGTTTTGGAACCGATGGCATTTGAACGCGCGGCGTTTACACACATTTTGTGCCTCTATCAGACCATCTATGAAATCGAGAACAAACCCGCGTTTTTCACCAATTGTCGGTATTGGTTGAGAGGTGGCGGATATCTTGTTCTTCATCTTGTAAACAAAGACCAATTCAATACAGTTGTGCCCGTGGGGACGCCGATGCTCATTGACAATCCGCAGAAATACGTACAGCAACGAATTGTGCGAACCGACGTGGAGTTCGACAATTTCAATTACAATGCGAAATACAATATTTGTGATAAATGTGAGGGCTCTTTTGTAGAAACATTTACGGATGCCGCCACACAAAATGTGCGACAAAATGAGAGGCGGTTATTCATGGATTCGGAGACGGATATTTTAGCAATGGCGGCGAAATGTGGGTTTTCGTTGGTCGGCAAAGCCGAGAATGAACATGACGAGCATCAAGGTTACTACATTTTGAGTTAAACTGACTTAACTCTAGAAAATACTATATAATAATATATAGTATTCTCATGAAAACCCGAACATTTGATAATGGATTTCGGTTAGTTTACCAGAAGTCATATCATGGGTCAAACGCTGCCTCTATACAAGTAATTTGTGATGTCGGAAGTATTCATGAAGCAGCAGATTCGCGTGGTTCGGCGCATTTTATTGAACATATGTGTTTCAAGGGAACGCCGCTTCATCCATCTACTTTTGCTATTTCAACAATGATAGATAAAACCGGGTCGGATATAAATGCGTTTACAGACAAACGATACACCAAATATTTTATTGATACAAATACGGAGTGTGTAGTTGAATATATTCAGTTGTTGTCGGATATGCTATTAAACTCGATTTTTGACAAAAAAGAGTATGACAAAGAAAAAGACGTGGTTCGCGAAGAAATGATTAAAGACGCCGATGATGCCGAAATTGTCGCTCTTGAACAAGCAGATAGTGTTATATTTGCGGGGTCTCCATTTGAATATCCCGTAGATGAACTGAAATACCATGTTGGAAAACACGTGCTTCAATATGATAAAATAGTGGAAATGTATCGCGCGTTTTATGTGCCGGGTCGGATGATATTGAGTGTTTGCTCTGCCAATTCATTCGAATCTATTTGTGCCGCTGTTTCCAAATCTTTTTTTGTGCGGGAATCACAAAAACCAGCAGTGGCGTGTCCATCCTCTCCTATATTATCTTTTGTTCATCAAACAGATATTGCGTATAAGATTGTCAAGATGCCAATAAACCCCGCGCACATCTGTGTTGGGTTTCGCACATGTTCAATTCATGACAAAGACCGATATGTGTTGAAAATATTGCGACGGATTTTGAGTGGTTCGCTTTCAAGTCGGCTTTTTATGATTCTAAGAGAGGAGAATGGACTTACATATTCATCGTATACGAGCAGTGATTATTATGAACACATGGGAAGTTTCACATTCTATGCGGAATGCGACCCTGAAAAAATATTTAAGAATGGGTCATCCGGCAAACCGGGTGTGCTGCCTCTCATTATTAAATTGATTTGCGATTTGATAAAAGATGGGGTGTCTAAGCAAGAATTGGATGTTATCAAAAGCAGTTATCGCGGGAAAATGATGTTGTCGGTGGAAAATGCGTCGTCGGTTGCCAGTTATAATGCTAAGAATAGTTTATTTAATGTGGCAAGTCCGCCTAATTATTCAAACGTTTATTCTGAGTGCGTTAAATCGATTACAGCTTCGCATGTAAATTGCACAATAAAAAAATATTTTAAATGTGAAAATATGGTAGTCTCGGTGGTTGGACGGAGTCCTCCATCACAAGATTTGCTGGAAAGGTGTGTATCCAGTTTTATGTAATTGGATTGGCCGTCGTATAAATAAACTTTTGGTCGTATAAACTTTTGGTCGTATAAACTTTTGGTCGTATAAACTTTTCACAATATAAATTATAGACATGGAAAAAGAGGCTGTTTTCGTATACACCATCATCATTTTTATGATTTTTGTATGCGGATACATGTATTTTGACAGGAGCGATTTTGAACTCAAATGCGTAGTGTCAACCGTCGATGGCAACAAATATTGCGTTCGTGAATCTGCGCGAGTAGCCGAATCCGCGGATTTATTGGCTCGGGCAACTGGTAAATGTAAACAACTTGTTGAATATGTGGCGAAGAAATATCCGGAAAAGGATAATGTCCAGCGTTTAGTAGCCGGATTTAATCCCAAAAAAATTATGGAAACGCTCCCGACCAGCGAATTGACCGCATATAGTGAGAACAAAGGCGAAAAAATTGCGTTTTGTCTGAATACAGAGAAAAACGGCAATGTGCCGATCGATGAACACACTTTGACATTTGTTGCCATTCATGAATTAAGCCATATTGCAACAAAATCAATTGGACACAAAGACGATTTCTGGGACAATTTCAAGTTTTTATTATTGGAGGCAAAAGAGTCTGGAATCCACGTCCCGCGAGATTATAAGAAAGAACCCCAGAAATATTGCGGAATGATGATTCGCGATAATCCGGCGTATGATAGGTAAGTATTATACAAATATATTTGTAAAAACAAATATATTTTTTGTGAAAAAACAGACAACATACTATTTCAACCAAAATGTGTACACCTTTGCGCATTTAAAATGCGCAAAGGCTACCTACTTTTGCACTGATAAAAGTGCAAATGTGTAATTAATTCGATAATCGTTCGGCCATTATGTAATCCTCGGCATCTGGGATTCGGATACTTAAAATGGTCTCGATACTTTCGTTCAATTGTTGCTTAATTGTTGTTTCTGGTTCTTGAGATGGGGGTTCACTAGTATGCTCAATACTAGTGGTCTGGTCGTCTGGTTGTACATTATCACTTGTCTCGACATTATCACTTGTCTCGACATTATCACTTGTCTCGACATTATCACTTGTTGAGACATTATGAATTGTCTCGACAATATGAATATCATTATTCATTTCTTTAGCAATATTGTTATCATGTGTTGCCTTCTTCTTGAGTGAAGGTCTTTTAATTATAGGCTTGTCAACATAGTCTTCATCGGTTGGGTCATCGTGATCTTCTTCCTCTTCCTCTTCCTCTTCCTCTTCCTCATCGTCCTCCTCTTCCTCATCATCCGATTCTTCTAAAATAACCTTTACACGTCTACCATACACACGTTCAATAATCCACGTATATATCACATTGTCTGGAGCATCTGGTCGATAAGTGTTCAAGCTATCTAGTAGGTTGAAAGCAAATACTAAATACCATATTTGTACAATTTTGGTCCATAATGGGTTTTTGATTATGAACACAGCGGACCCCATAAGTGCCAGTGATGCTAGTGCGAATGACCTGCCTTTTTCCATATTAAATTGGTCTACCGTGTATTCTTTGACGAGTTTCTGTTCCTTCATCTTCTTTTCCTTCTGAGCCTTAGCATAAGCTTCGGCATATGCCTTGGCGCGTGTTGTCATCGAGTGTTTGTTGTTGGCGTTCATTTTACGAAATCTGTGAGAGTTTTGTATTCAGAATACAAAATTGACTCAGTTTTCAATTTTTCAGATTCAATAATAACACGGGGTGGCGAAGGCCATTCGGCATAAGGCACCGCCTTGGATGTGGATTGTTCCAACGTCAACAACTGGTTAAGAGCCCGAATCCGCTTGGTTAGAGGGTCGCCCGATAATTTGCGAGACAGTTGTTTCCATCGCCATTCAAATTGTAAGGCGGCTTGCCATGTTGGAAATCCGGCAACATGGCATACGCGTTCCCAGAGTTCGCCTTTCTCTACTTGGATACTTGTTGCATGTGCGCCACCCTTGATTTCTTTGTTGTGTTGTCGCAAACGATGATCTAAATCAACAGTCGCGCCAACGTATGTTTGTTGTCCACGTGTGGCAGATGAAAGCAGTAAATACACAAAAAAGCTCATATATATACACAAACAAAGAATAATTCTATATTTATGCGGTTGGTGATATATTGATGAAGATAATGTATACACCTTTTTACATTTTAAATGTCGACCCTATAGGTCGACATCTGTGAATGTAATTAGGCAACTGTTACTAAGCCCTCCTCCTTCCCGAAGGGAGGGAGGGCGACAGTCGGCCACCTACGGTGGCCTTTGTAACCGATAAATTGCCTTTGTTATATTCAATAATTCTGCTAAGCAGAATTATGATATATAAATTGGCATTTGAAAGGTTAAAAGATGTAAACATCTTTCCTAGATATAGTATATTACCAAATGTTAGCAAAACAGCCGGTTTATAATATTTGTATTATGAGAGGCAAAAACATAGAGCGGACAATCATATTTCGCGGAATACAAAGCGACCCTACACAATCTTCTCCGCGAATCAATGCGGATGATACAATTGCGCAAATCAAGGGTAAAATAATAGAGGAATTGAAAATTGATGGGCTCAATGCGAACCAGCTGTATTTGTGTGCCGAAGCCGAACACAAAATCAATCCTGCCAATATCAACATGTATTCTCTTGGAAACGCGTTATCGATTAAACAATTGATGGTCAATTTACATATTCCTTATGACAAAGAAAGTGGTTCCGAATTACACGATGTACTTCTTGCGGGATTAAAAGACCGACCCATTCCAGTAGGTTTAGGAATGACACTTGCTCCAATTGACTACGTGTTCCCTGTGAATCCAATGTATATTGTGCCTGGTATAAATATTTCAAAATACGCCGAGTCCATCCATCACTCGAATAATTCGATTCTCATGTCCTATGGCAATATTGTGGATAATACGATTTTCGTGTATTTTGCCGAGGATGTGCTCCGCTATGCTAGTGAAATCGGTATCCCCGAATCCGATGTTTTACAGATTTATTTTCCTGATATGCCCGCTACGTTATCTAAAGCACCCATGGTCGATTTCTTGTATGATTTGTACTATCAAAGTCCCAAACTCGCTGTAAAATACCAGGAACGCGGGATTCACCAATACGACTTTACCCTATTTAGTGAAAACCGCGCGCTTTTCTCGCTTGATACCATATTCAAAAACATCCATTGTAGTGCGGAAATCCCCTTTATACGATATAAGCCGGGTATTCGCAGAGACCCCATATACCGATTATATAGCACATCTGCCACCAAATCGGGGAAACGTATTCCGACACTGTCTTACCGAAAAATCACAAACCTGATTAATGGTTCAGCCAACTATAAACACATTTCGGTTTATAACGATGTTCATAACGTGTTCATTCATATTGAGAACGACGGAACTATTCGTATTCTCGGAAAAATAGTGAAAACCATAGAGGACAACCGCGAAAAAGACAAAAAGGTTGTTCCGTCATCGATGAATATCCGCGAAATTGACTATTTTCTGGATTTGGCGGTGAATCCGTTTCTAACGACGCTCAACAATTATTTGGCAAAAAGCGGATATAAAGTGCCTCTCTTTACCTCGGTTTTAAGTCCGTTTATTAAAATAAACAATGTGTCATATTCGACGACATTTACAATGAATGCGCCACTAAGACTCAATACCGGCTGTGCTTTTTCGGTATTCGATATTGCCGATACGACCAAAGAAAATATGGTGTTGCGATTTAAACGCGTTGACAATTTCAAACGGATGGATGCGCAGAGTGCGCTGATTAGCGAAGTATATAAAAAGACGGGAAGTGAGGCCAGTGTAATAGAGGCTCTTATGAACAACTATGGAATGGGCAACAAGGAAGCCATTCTGCGGTTGTTGGAGTACCAGGAGAATCTGAACTACATGAAGGGCAAACATACAAATCGGGCTGTTGAACGGACGAACATGTTTGATTCGATCAAGAATCCTGGGTTCTTAACAACCATTGAAGAGAGGAAAAAAGGTGAAGAAAAACGGGAAATCAAAATCTTGGTCAGCAATTTGAACAATATTAAATACATTGAAACGATTGGCATTTACATCGATAGTTTGGCGCGGTTGTCGATAACAGAAGACCCGGGATTGCTCGAGAAATGTAATGTGGTGATGGCAATCGAAGAACCTGATGCGGATGCGAATGCCTCAGTAGAAGCTTCAACAGAAGCTATAAAAGAAATAGTCGCCAAAGCACAACCAGTAGATATAAATAAACTGATTTCGCGATTTGAAGAAAATGATGCTATACGAGAGGTGGATAGTGATAATGACGACGAAATTGATTTAGAAGACTTTTTGGAATCGGATGATGAAGATGAAGATGTAGAGGGAGAGGAAGACGAAGACGCAGATGGAGACGCAGATGGAGACGCAGATTTTCTTGAATCTGATGATGATGAGGATGAAGACAAAGACGAAGACAAAGACAAAAACAAAGACGTAGACGAAGAGCTTGTGGGCGGCGACCTAGATGATGATGACTTAGAGGGTATTGAGGACACGGAATTGGAATCCGATTACAATACTACTTCAAAAACAAAAAAAGCATTCATTCGTAAGCTGAAAGAGCACGACCCCAAGCTGTTTTCATTCACACAGACCAAATCGGGGCAGTTCAAACATTATACTCGCGTGTGCCAATCGATGCTCCAGCCAGTTGTTCTTACACAAGAAGAAAAGGATAAAATCGACCAAGAGTATCGCGGTTCATATACAGAGGCGGTGGAATATGGTTCTTCTCCCGAAAACAAGAACTGGTACATTTGTCCGCGGTTTTGGTGTTTTAAAACGAATACCAGTATGACTAAACAGGACATCGATGCCGGTAAATGCGGCAAAACAAAGGCCGAAATCAAGAAAAACGTCTTTGAATTCAATGCGCCGAAAGAACATATGAAGTCCGGTAAATATATCAAACATTTCCCCGGATTCAAACCCGATATACACCCCGACGGGCATTGTTTGCCGTGTTGTTTTTCGGAATGGGACACGGAATTACACCGCAATCGTCGTGCGGAATGTATGGGCAACGCACCTGCCAAAAGTGTTGCTGCTGCTGCAACGGAAAAACGCCCCGAACAATTCTACATTATCGGCCCCGACAAGATGGTGGTTGACCCGGGTCGTTGGGGATTCGCACAATATGCCGTCCAGCATTTTCTCCAAATTGATTACCGCAATCAGATTAGCAAAACAAACACCTCTATGATTCGCGATAAAACACCCACGATATTGCGCTATGGTATTCGCCAAGAAGAAATAACCCAGTCCGATGGAAAAGTGTTTGAATTGCGGAATCGCTCCATTGTTGCCGCATTCGCCGATATTTATGCCCGAGTATACAACATTCGCACTCCATCTGTGTCGGATTTTTTGAGAATAGTTGCGGACGCTATTACAATTGACAACTTTATTCAATATGGAAACGGCACATATATGTCGATATTTGACGAATCCGTGCTGGAAACCGATGAGGTTGTAGAGGCAGATACAGAGGATGTAAAAACGGAAGTATACAAGCTATTGGATATGACTAACAAAGACCATTACAATTTTTTCCGCAAATTGCGTCGGGCATATAGGCAATTCCTGGCATTCCTGAATGACCCGGTTTCTGTGATTGACCATACCTATTTCTGGGATATTATTGCCACACCGAACCCGCGACTTTTTATCAATGGAGTCAATCTGATTTTGATGGAAATTGTCAACAATGACGTCACCGAGAATATTGATATTATTTGTCCCACGAGCAGTTATTCCGCGAACCAGTTCCGCGTAGACAGAGAGAGTGTGTTGATGATAAAGACGAATGACTTGTATTTGCCGCTTTATAAATATGTCGTGGCTGGGAAAGATACGCCAACGGTGGGGCCTCTATTTAGTGAAAAAGACTTTCCCGCGATTTACAAGGTCATGAGCACCACATTCGAAAATTATTGCCGACCGCGTGCCTCTATTACCCAGAAATATACCGCCCCCGATAACAAGACCGTGTTCAAGCAACCGATGCCACTGTTGAAACTACTCAACGAAATTGCCACTTTACCCAATTACCGGATTGATAAACAAGTCTGGAATTATCAGGGTAAAATTGTGTCGATTTTGCTGTATTCGACGGCAACAGGTGTCAGTTTTATCGTGCCATGTCAGCCATCCGCGCCTGTACCAAACGTGGTTCCGGCGACATTTATGGACGATATTAGTATCTTGAACAACTACGAAACAACCAAGCGCGAATTGGATGCGCTCAATGCGCTGAACCCCAATATATTGTGTCGACCCATTGTAAAGATTTTTGAGGCTGGATTAGTAGTCGGTGTCATCACTGAAACAAACCAGGTTGTTCGAATTAGAGAACCTGAAGCCAATGTCGAAGATGGACTTATCCCTCTCGGTGAAGAAAACTACATCTTTTACCGTGATATGGCGAAAGTCGTGGAAACCGCCAAGGAGGGAGACCCGGACCGCGTCCAGGTTGTCCGAAATGTGGAATTAGAGGCGGATTTTTACTCCCTGTTCAGAACAACTCTCAAATCGGTGCTTGAATCCGCGCCTCTCAGTTTACAGCAAATTAGTAGGGCAATCAGTTCGGGTTCGTCGCTGGATGAAATGACGGAATTGGTGCGCAATATAATGGCACCCGCCGTTGTTTTCGGGGAAAACCATATGCCCGATGAAATACTGGATGATATTTATAAGAGCGGGAAACTATGCCAAACCATGGGCAAGGAAAAACACATTGGATTACTCACGGGAGAAAAACAGTGTATTTTTCCGCGATACAATTTGGTAAACACGGAGCGAGACAATTCCCGCGAATATTATGTGCGTGTGGCCGACGAATTGATGCGATTTGGTGAATTGCGCAATTTCATTTTGAAACCCCAGAGTGTGTTGAATATCAGCAACGACCCGTATCGTGTGAATGTAGACGAGTATATTGTGGTTGAAACGGATTTGACGGACAAGGATTATTTTACAGATATGGTGCCATTTGCCAAAAATAAGTATACAAGAGGAATCCCATATGATATGGCCAATCCGGATCCCAAGATTTCGCAGAAATATTCGAATGAAGTGTCGTTGGAAGAACAAATCGCGGCGGGGTCGGAGTTGCTGGAAGTGATAAACAAATGTAAAAACAACAATTTGCCGAAAAATCCCAAAGATGTAGAGGGTCACCCCGTGACAAATTATTGGCGCAGATGGGTGTTTTCGCGTGACAAGAAACGCGCTCCCAAAGAAATCTATTTTAAAGGCACCGTTGCATGTAGTTTTGGAGCGCTGATTTATATTCTACAAGACCATTTTGGTGAGATTTATCGCGAAGAAGATGTGCGCAATATGATATGGAATGGGTATTTGGAACTAATAGATGCGGGACTCATCGAGAAGATTTTCAGTGTGTTTGAATTACAGGGGAAACGCAATATTGTGGAGGCTATTAAACGCAACGGGGGCGGAGCCCCCAGATTCAAAGAAATGGTTGTCGGCTCGCCTGAGTATTTCTTGACTATCATGGATATTTGGGTGGTTGCGCATAAATACAATGTGCCAATTGTGGCGTTTTCGTCGCTCAAAGAATTGACCGGGATGGGTATCAGTGTTGTTGCGGACCCGATGAAAGTGGCGGACGAATTGCCCAATTCGTGGATAGTGATGGGCGGCACTTCCGAACACAGGCGGTTTTATTTTGTTCGGTCGCCGTCGGTAGTATACAACTACAAAGTTGATATTGTTCCTGAAATACAGGTGCTTTTTGGACCACTTGGATTGACTGAATTGGGTGTATTGGAACCCAAGCTACAAAGTGCGCTTTTGCGTCTTGAATATGTGGAACGCATTCAAGGCCCGGAATACTTTTTAAAACGTTTGAATGTGCGTAAGAAATAGAGGTTATACATAGAGGGTGAGTGCTTTGCTGTGGATGTGTAGATTAAATATGGGGATTTCTCGAGCCTCTCTTGTTTGTAAAAATGGTTTTAAAAATCCATCGCAATTTTTCCATAGTATGGTGCCCTCGTCATTGTATTTTATGACACATGTTTCGTTGATGAAACCGCGAGTATCTTTGGGGCAATTGTGGGGGTCAACACCGCCGATAAACTGGCCGATGGCGGCGGCGTCGAAAATGTATCCGCCGAAACGAGACCAGCCGTGAGAAACGAAGGCTCTTTCTAAGGCATCTGTATTAACAGATGCCTTATCAGCAGCCGACCCTAAGGCATCAGATGCCTTATCATAATCCTTATCCTCATTCGACTGTATATCCTCCATAAAAATGGGAAACTGGTCAATCAAGTCCGTTTTTTTCCGGATTTCGCTGAAATTATACATGTCATTTTTGCCATAATCATAATGTGTCAACACTTGGCCCAGCGTTGACGCATCAGGAATGTATACAATGCTTGCTATATTTCGCGTATATGAATCAAACGGAATATAGATTCGCCGTGAATTGTTCAATGGCTCCGCAAGAGTTTTGTCGCAATTGTAATAGAGGAGAACATCATTTTCAATATGGATGACATCTCGCACATTGTATTTTGCCATAAATGAATGAAGCGTGAAAAAACGCGCAGAAGTATAATGCCAGAACCCATCGCGCCATTCTTTGTTATGTGTAGACTTTGCGGAAAAATTAAAAACATCGTCGAGAGACTCCGCAGAAACTAGAGTAATCAATTCGGCAAAAGGTTCAAAGAGAGGAATCAAATGGGTGTTTGTTAATACGTATATTTTTGTGTGACCGAGCTTGACAAGCTGGGCAATGTTTGTCATTATATATTCTTGAAATACACCAAGACAAACAAGCACAATCGAAAACATTATATGTAATTTTAATAAATTATATATAAGTAATTATAGACATAATAAATCAATGTCATACATTACGGGTGAATACATTACGGGTGAATATATTACGGGCGAATATATTACAGGCGAACGACTCCAGGCAATTGCCGATGTCTATATTGGCACCAAAGACGACTTCATGTATAATCCAGTAATTATGGAGCAAGCTCATAAACATTGTCTAATACACGAAATCGATGAACCATTTAGCAACCCGCCAATAGTATTCTTGTACACACACAGGTTGCCCATATTTACGGAAAAAATCCAATATTTTCGCAACCCATTTACATTGATTACCCATAATTCTGACTATAATTTGATTGAGACCGACAACCATGTTCAACAAATATTGACATGTCCTCTCTTGAAACTCTGGTGGGGACAGAATCTATGTTTCATACATCCCAAAATGCGCCCATTACCACTCGGTCTGGCAAACTCTATGTGGGAACATGGCGATTTGGATTATTATAGTTCGACATCTACGGAAAAAACGAATGAACTATATTTTAATTTTAATATTCAGACAAACCGGACAAAACGCCAGGAATGCGTCGACGCAATTAACATTCCGATGTTGCCAATGGTTTCAGTGAAGGAAAACATCCGGCGACTCGCAACATATCGTTGGTGTATTTGTCCCGAAGGCAATGGTGTAGATACTCACCGATTATGGGAGGCCATTTATTTGGGATGTGTGCCGATTGTGAAAAGGACTCCATTTATAGATACGTTGGTTCATTATACTGGAGGTGAAATAAACATGATTATTCTGGAGTCTTGGAATAAGTGTAACGACTATAAGTGTAACGACTACAAGTGTAACGACTACAAGTGTAACGACCATATTCACGATATAGACTTTGTACCAAAATGGGCAAACTTGACCTATTATAGAGACATCATATCATAAAAAAACGCATGAATAATCGCCGCGGCATTATCATTTTCGAATGCTTGTATTTCACCTGTTTCAAAATTGGCAGTTCCAAATCGCCCGTCATCCAATTTATACAAATATTTTCGGTTTCTCACAAATAATCCATTTTCAATATCAACCTCTCTGCTAATCCAATCCGTTTTTGTATTCCAGCGTTTTGTAATGTCATATGCGAGAACTACCAATTTGTATGGTACACCATTTAGCATCAAGCTCAATTCATCTGGCTTGCGCTGGTAAGATTCATCCACGTGAATAAAGCTATATGTGTTTCCAGTAGGAAATCGGTTCTTGAAAATTAGCACAATGTTTTCGTAATTCATTTTACTATAACTATGCTGATAATTTTATATGATTTTGATTTATATTTTGTAGAAGGTGTACATATGCATGTAGAGGGTGTACATATGCATGTAGAGGGTGTACATATGCATGTAGAGGGTGTACATATGCATGTAGAGGGTGTACATATGCATGTAGAGGGTGTACATATGCATGTATAAGGTCTACATTTGGTATCTAGAAAATTGAAATGTTTTGTGGAACAAAATACATAAAACATATAACAAAATGGCAACCGAAACATTTATTAGCGAAAAATACAGGGTGGAATTATTACTTGGAGAAACTGAGGACTTACTGATGATACGTGTCCGCGAAGGAACATATACATATGAATCACACGTACGCGTCATTGTGGATAGTATCAATATATTCCCGGTCATCAAGAATTGTTTCTTGGGAACGCACGGATACAAGTTGTTTTACGAGACTACAAATCCACAAACGCTCACATTGTGGTTTGAAGCGAGAGTGGGCGGATTTATGTACATGGAGTTTTCATCGCATTTGGCAAAAGTCGGATGTCCGAACGGAACTCGAGATCCTAATAATATGGTGTCGCGACTATCATACAAAAAACGCGGTGATTCGGCGGGAACTCGCATATTTGGCGGTGCCCACATCCAGATAAAAGACCGCGAATATTATGATATCGGGACCACACGAGAGCTTGTTATTTCTGGAAAAGAGACCAAAGTTGTGTGTGCGAATATTGAACATCTGGTTTTCTTGCGAACACTTACACTTGATTCATTGTATATTGATTTACATACAATGAATAATCATAATTTGCGAGAGCTTACTATTAATAACTGTGATTTGGCGTTATTGGAAGGACTTGGCGGATTTCTTCAATTGGAATCACTCACCCTGATTTCTTGCCAGATTCCTGACGGAAAACAATTGATAGAAATGGTTTTGACCCATTTGCCATGTGTAAAAAAGATTACTATAAATAAAACCGACTACTATGATGGGTCTACAACAATATTGTGTTGATAACCAAATCGCATATTCCGGTTGTTAAACAGCGGTTTTGCACAAAAATGCCGAAATATATTTGAATAAAAGGCGCTTTGGTAATCGAATGTTGTCATACGCGACAATCTCGTTCGCACGGCAAACTTTGTTTTTTAATTCGTCGTACTCGCAATAATTGGTGAGGCCTTCCAATATATTCACCGAAACACTGACTTGATGACCATCAATAAATCCCATTGTGAGCGCGATGAAATTGTATAAATCGTTGTAGTTTGAAAAAGTCTTTACATATTTAGCATATTCGATGTTGCCGCGAGCCTCATAACCTCTTGAACCAAAGACGTAAATAAGGTCTTCGTCGGTGTCATACGTTATAAAGATATTCATATCGGGATTTCTGCGATAGTCGTATTCAGTGATATTGATAACCATCTGGGGGTCATAATAGATAATGTCATCGGGGAGATAATTTGTATTGTCGGTCATGTGGATATACGAAATAGCGTAAATCATTTAAGTTGTTTTCGCAAAACATTCTTACGATGGCATATTTAGGCATAAATAATAAATAGATTGTGCGAATTAGTATTTAAAGTTGTTTTATTTTGTTTTACATATTATAATAATTTTGAATGAGCTCATTTACCGCACCCCCAACACCATCCCAAGGACAAACTCCCGCCCAAGGACAAACTCCCGCCCAAGGACAAGCTCCTCCAACACAAGTCCCCGTCCAAGGACAGGCACTCACCACTCAATACAGAGTGCCCGAGTTGGCTACATTCACCAATGTGAGTAAAATCGCAATTACCGAGGATAAACCTATTATGATGGATTATTGGATTGCCTCTATTGAGAAGAAGGCGTTGATCGGTGTTCGCGAGAACAATGAGAAGCTTTTAGTGAAAAGCGAGGAGGAATACACGAGTCCTATTCAGAAAATATTTAGAGCTGGAAATGAGTACATTATTATGACCGAGAACTCCTTGTACATAGTAGACAACAAGATTCCCACAAAGCGCATCACATAATGCACATCACATAAATATATACGTTGCTCATCATAAAATTGAAATCATGTGTTGGAATGATTTCAATGGCATAAAAAATGGGATGTTTTCAAAATAATAATGGGGGACTTAATAACGACTCACATAGTGGCAATGTGGCCGAACGCGACCGCGATGATGATGATGATGGCGATGATGATGATGATGGCGATGAGGACGAACAACTAGAACAAATATATGCTGCTGAAAATACGGATGACAGCGCCAATATAGCCAATAATTCTTGTTACATTGGACTACCGACGCTGGATAATGATAGTGGTCATTATTTGTATTCGCTACATATACGCGCAGAAAACTTCTTCCGATATAACCATGAAGATGTAGACAATTATTTGCGCACATATAGTTGCGTGAAAATCCCCGACGAACAACCCGTTGAAATAATGAAAACGCATTTTGCGTTTGAAGAAATTGGCGGGGAGCAAGTATATATTGCGCGAGTAGTTCTGAAAACGTGCTGGTTACGGATATTCCAGCGCAAGTGGCGACGGTCTCACATTATTTTCCAATAATCGGAATTTAATTGTGTAAAAAAACAGTTTTACCATAATCGACCAATTTCCCTGACGATAATAGAGGGCGTTGTGTATAACCGTTTTCTTTCAGGAATGTTTGCATTTTTTCTACTAAATCTCCCATGATATTGGTTTCTTTTATCATTGTCAAGAACGCATATGTCAATGCGCCGGATGCCATTTCTTTACCATTGATTGATGCCACTGTATCCATACTAAGTTGTTGGTCGGTACACCCACTTATCATATATACATTACCTGCGGTTTCAGACTGATTTGTATTGTCAGGATATCCGTATGTATATCGCAAGTCTAACACGGTTCCACTAAAACAACAGTCAAATAGAGCTATTAATTTTGCACCGGGTTTTAATGTATCTCGTATCATCCGATTTAGTTCATCATCTATTATACATGTATCATATGAGTATGCGTCAATCGGTACAATGACTTCGTCTTGACCATCTTTCTCATCATTGTTAAAATCCGTCGTACATGTTCCGTGACCACTAAACATAAAGAACGCGGTGTCTCCGGATTCGGTATTTGATAATAATGCTCGAAGACCTTTTAGAATGTTTTGTTTTGTCGGTTTTTCTGGCGTTTCATCATTCAATAGTGTTATATTTGTAAAATTGTATTTATTTTTGAGAAGGTCTTCTACGTTTTTTGTGTCATTAATACAACCATACAATTCATTTATGGTTCCTGTATAATTGATTCCAACCAAAAATGCTGTTTGTTTTTTTGCGTTAATCATATCCTGGTTATATTTTTCGGTTAATTTTTTTAAAATATTATTTGATTCATTTATTACTCTATTGATTGAAACTTTTTTAAAAATATTATGTATTCGCATCAAATTAATTTTGCGTATTGTTGCGTTTAATTGTTCTCTAAGTCGAGAAACATTTGCGTTGTATATTTCAGTTAATGATGGCATTATATATATACCAGAATATTATATGTATTACATAAAAGAGTATTATATAAAAGACGCACGTAATTTATTCACAGACCGGTTTAACTAAGCTTAACTTCGTATAACATTTCGTCTTTGGTCTAGCAACAATATTTTTTCCAATAATCATGCCGTTTTTTTTATTATATCAAGCACTCGACTCTTTTTATTCTTATGCCAACGGTAAAAAATACACCAATTTAGTCGTTGACCTGGCAAAGGGATATTTAGTTGCGATTATAGCATATTACGCAATGGTCTAACATTCAATACTTTTGAGCGCCGAGAAATATTGTGTCGATACCATTATTTTGCGTTTTCGCATTTTCGAGTCTTTTTTGTCAACTACTGGACCCTCCACTACTTCCGCACGTGATATGTATATATTTGGAAACTCGGTCAACAGCATTTTTTTCACAAACTCATAAACGAATCGCAGGACTTCTTCCGAACAATTGCCGACGATAAGACATCCACCCGTGCGAAATATCATGAAACTGACTTTTGTGTATTTCAGGGTTTTGGTCAATTCCTCCACGGTCAAGTTCCGGTCTTCTTCCATCACGGTTCCGCGCTGCCTCTCTGCGTCCATCCCGAAATCATTGTAAAAGTAGTATTTACATTTCACGCCCGGATAATTACACGAATCGTATGTTGCGTCAATATCGTATTTCCCGCGCAAAATCGAATGAAGTGTGTCGCGATTAATGTTGAAATTACACGTAAAGTTGGAATTGATCAGAACGTTCTCATTGGGCACATCGCGGAATGAAACCGGTTCTGTGAACATCGGGGTCATCACTTCCAAGATGAAGATTTTCACGCGGTCAAACAGGGAGTCATTCAATATACCTGGGATTTCGAGTTTCCCTGTATTGAATACTTTCACGTGGATTTCGTGGAATCGCCCGTCGCGGTTCAAGAATCGGAACGTGATGGCAATACAATTGAACATGGCCCCGCATTTCTCTTTTCCACGATAATTGGTGACATTTTTGGTGGAAATCCCGATGGTGATTTTGCGCTCGTCTTTGAACTTGTTTTTTTTCGCAATTGGATTGTCAATTTGTTTGATAATTCGTTCAGTGTAGTAGTAGGTCTCGCCGAGTTTGCGCATATTCTCGGCACATTCTTCTTTGGAATGTGCCGCGACTTTCATCTGTTTCTTAATAATTCCCTCGACGGGTTTCCAATATTCAACGACTGGTAATGACCAGAATATTCGGGCAACGTCGATGTTTGTTTGATTGAGATAGAGGAGCATAGTTTTTGTTGATATGTAGAGGTCATCGCAGCGTGGTTCAATTGTGGATGATGTGTTATAAATGGTTTCTTGGATGGGTTTGGCCGCTGGTAATGATGTGTATTCCGCATTACTATCAGCATCATAATTATTGAGAAATTTCGCCCATTCATCGTTTAAATTATTTGACATTGTTGTTATTTGATTTTCTTATTTATATGGTTTATATAATTCAATTTTCCAAGGAACCACATACAAATATTAATGAAAAACCCTTGTCAAATCTTCACCGGTATAAAATAATTATATCTAATTATGTATAATGAGGCGTATTATATTTACCAATAATAAAAAATTAAATTACAATAAATATACACTTGGTAGTGGCGTAGGTGGACTTAATAATTCAATTCGTTCTGTGCTTAAACGTAGAGCAACAAATTGTTGTAGTAATAGTAGTAGTATAATTGAGTCGGGTATCCGATATATTAAAGTACTTTTTCGCGAAACAGATGGAATTATACAAATATCTCAACTTGCGGTATATTCAAATGGTATTAATATTGCACTTAATGGAACAGCAAGCGCCGCAAATACATATGGTTTTGGAAGTTCCGTTGATTTTCCAATTGACGGAACATTAAGCGCAAGAGAGTTTCCGAATATTTATCATTCAGCTCAACCCTCTAATTTTGGATATTGGTTACTTGATTTAGGCCAACCGTTCACTGTTGACCAAATTATATATTATAATCGTACTAGTGATAATCAAAGAGCAATTGGAATGTTGATTGAGACGTATGATAAAACATACAATAATAATTCACCCAATGATAGTGTTCCTTTGAACCAGTTTGTATTAAATGCCGATTTGGTTCAAGAGTATAATTTGTAATCCATCCTTATCCACCCAAACCATATAAAGTTTACAGCATTATTAGCCCAATGAATACTTCTAACGAAGAATCCCAACCTTGGTGCGAAAAGTATCGTCCCACCCAGTTTGACAATATTGTGCTCGACCCATATAACAAGGAAATCTTCATGAATATGCTGAAAAACAAATACTTCCCCAATATTTTGCTTTATGGTCCCCCAGGAACGGGTAAAACCACCACTATCATCAACCTGATAAACGCATACCAGAAGTCGATGAAACAGATGAACCGCGGCCAAGTAATTCATTTAAACGCGTCCGATGAGAGAGGCATCGATATAATACGTTCGCAAATATACCAGTTTGTCAGAACCAAGAATCTCTTCGAAGTCGGGTTCAAGTTTGTCGTGTTGGATGAAGTAGATTACATGACAAAAAACGCGCAACAAGCCCTCAAATACTTGCTCCAAAGCTGCGGACCCAATATCAAGTTTTTCCTCATTTGTAATTATATCAGCAAAATCGACGTATCGCTCCAACAAGAGTTCATTTGTATTCGTTTCAACCAACTCCCGCAACAACAAATCCACGCGTTCATGCGCGATATTTGTAATCGTGAGAAGTTATCGCTCACGGACGCCAATATTCAAGAAATCCAGCAACTCTATAACTCGGATATTCGCAGCATGATTAATTTTATCCAGCTCAACCAGGAAATCAACAGCACCAAGAATGCGAAACAGATTATTACTAAATCTGTATGGGAGCGATTGCTAGTCGTCATGAGAGAGGGCGACACGATGGCTATCAAAATAATGATTAACAATATCAGCATCCAATACAACATTGATAAAAAGCAAATTGTGCGCGACTTCTACAATTATATTATTACCGATAAACCTGAAATATGCACGGTGAAAATGCTGGATAACATAGAGGTTGTTATCCATAATACGGAATGCTCTATCAACCATTTAATTGACTATTTTGTCATTTATGGGCTACTGGATGTGGCCGAAAATATATAGTATTGTGAATCAGTATAGAAATAAACCCGAATATTATCCATATGACTACGCCATTCTCATCAGTCGCCGGATATTTGGAACTCATTCTTGGCCCCATGTTCTCGGGGAAAACTACGCGGCTTATTGAGAGGTATCGTGCCTACACTTATATTGGGAAAAGCGTTGTTGTGGTGAATTATTCGCTGGACCGCCGATATAGTTCGACGATGTTGTCGTCACATGACCGTGTTGAGATTCCGTGTATTTTCGCGGACTCGTTGATGGAAACTGCCAATATGAATATGGTAATTGATGCCGATGTGGTCCTCATTAATGAAGGACAGTTTTTCGCGGATTTGGTGCCCGCGGTTCATATGATGATAAATCAACATAGGAAACATGTGTATGTGTGCGGCCTGGACGGGGATTTCAGGAGAGAGCGATTTGGCACGATTCTTGATTTGATACCATTCTGCGACCGCGTGGAGAAGTTGTCGGCGTTTTGTGCGGAATGCCGCAATGGTACATCGGCGATTTTTTCGAATCGAATCACGACAGAATCGTCGCAAGTTGTTATTGGGAGCGACAACTACAGACCCTTGTGCCGCGCATGTTACACAAGAACTTTGTAATAGTTTATGACAAAATTATTTACACCGATGAAGATTTATACCGGTGAAGATTTAAAATGGGACACCCCAACGGGGTGTCATTTTAAATCGTTACCGATACCGCTCCATTGCAGAATTAAAATGTCCCATTTTAATTCTTCAATGGTGTAAATCGGCACGCTTTACGTGCCTGCTAACTCATATATCGGAAATGTTTCCTTTGAACTTTAACGGCACGTGTGCCGTTTTACACCTTTTTACTTTTTAGTAGATAATGAAAAGATTATATTTTATACCGGTGAAGATTTAAAATGGGACACCCCGTAGGGGTGTTATTTCAAATCGTTACTACCCGTAGGGAACCGCTCCATTAATGAATTATTATACAGATACGTGTGAATTATTATTAAAAACCCATGAAGTTCCAGTTGAATCACTTGAAAAAACAAATGAAGTATTTGCGATTGGACTACTTGTTGAATATGTTGAACCGCATGGATTCAAAAAAATGGTTCCATTTGTAATATTGTATGGAGAATTTTTTGTTGAATCTATTGGGTTTCCATTTGAATCTTGTGGGTCTCCATTTGCATTCAATCCAGATGGATAACTATTAATAGCAGTTGAATAACCTGGACTTGGTGGGCTAGAAATGACATATACTTCAACAAATTGTCGTTGATATCCAACATTTTCTTTAATCAATCTTATTTGATATTGATAGGTAGAATCAGATATAGTATTTGTATAATAATCATAAAATGTAACACGCAATATAGTCATTGAATAATTTGTAGTTACACTATTTGTATAATAAAATGTTTTTAGTTCCCTATCATAATTTCCTATCAAGATAGATGGTAATAAATTTCTAGGAATATTCACTTCTAAATTTGGATTTGGAGTACCGAATATTAAAGCATTATTTGATGCCCAAAATAAATTAGTTGAATAGTTTGAACCAAAAAAATTAAAAACAATGTTTGCCATTGGAATAGGAACATCGCCATCATCTAATGTATTCACAATGTAATTTGCTCCTGCCTCATATAATGAACCTGGTATGGTAACTTGTTCTAAATTTCCGGAATAAATAGAACCCCGACCGCTTACAATACCAATATTTACCATAGGAGTCTTCCCACAATAACATCTGTATCTACGACGGTCATTCGCTAATCCCGAACGTAATTTACTCATATATATATATATACATCTTTATCTTTATAATTAGGCGTTTTAATTATCAAAAGGTATATATTATATTCCATATGAAAAATAATATAAGTGGTCCGCACAAAACATTCGTATAATGGAATTATTCGAAGCCCATTTTGCCAATTTGCGGGGGAACTTGTACTACGATACCCACACTGACTCCTATGAACTCTTTTCGGGAAAAGGCGTCGGCCACCATATTAACCATTTGACATTCAAAGCGTTATTTGAACAAATGGGTACACCAAAGAGTCCAATTATTCTGGAATCCGGAATTGCTTCGCGCGGAACCCAGAGCACCTATTTATTCAATGAAGTTGTTCGGAAATATGGAGGGCGGTTTTGGTCGGTGGACAATGACCCGGAATTGGTTGAGACACATCGAGGCAATATGTGTCCTGGAACCGAGCTTGTTTGCGATGATAGTGTGGCGTTTTTCAAGGGATGGGCTAAGGCTTCAGCCGACACTAAGGCTTCAGGTCAGGCTTCAGCCAAAAATCCACATGTCGATGTTATTTATTTAGACAGCTATGATTTGGATTTTTATAACCCTGAACCGTCGGGTAAACATGGCCTTGCTGAATATAATGCGCTAAAACCAGTTATTGGAAAAGATACGCTGATGTTGATTGATGATACGCCCATTAGTCCTGAATGGCTAGATACAAGAGGACAAACTTATAGGGATATGCAACACTTTTACACGGATACGGGCATAATGCCGGGCAAAGGAATGTATGTATTGGATGAAGTGCTAAATGCGGAAAAGCTTATACACAACTATCAAGTGTTGTATAAATTTAGAGGTAAGCCATAGGATGAGCCATAGGTGGTCTTAAGTCATAGGTGGGCTTAAGTCATAGGGTGGACTTAAGTCATAGGTGGGCTTAAGTCATAGGGTGGACTTAAGTCATAGGTGGGCTTAAGTCATAGGGTGGACTTAAGTCATAGGTGGGCTTAAGTCATAGGCCTATTCAAGATTATCAAAACAAACATCACACAAAAACTGTTTTTCACCATCTTCAGGAAACCACGGAACCACACCTTTCTCGCCACAATAACATAATATATTGTCATTTGTTGTCGGTATTTTTTGAATAATTTTATTTTTTGTGTTAATGGTTGTGCCATTGTCTTCGCTTGGCATACCTTTGCTCGGCATTCCTTCGGCCAAGCGCAAATTATTAACTCGTTCAGCAGACCGCACCGTGTTGTAATTCTGCGACTTTATATCTTGTTTCACAATATCGGCTTCACAGGTTACATATTTCTTTTCGCGCGAAAATGTAATTTTCTTGTCGTATTTTGGTAAACGGGTTTCTTTTTTTGACATTAGCAATAATGTCAAAATATTTTTATATTGTCTCTATAAATATTTTAGAGTTCTTATTATATAATGGTAAAAACACGGAAACGCCGAATAAAACAGCGCGGAGGCGCGTTGTGTTTATTTGTTCTAGATGGTATAATCGATAGTATTGGAGTTTTGATTAACACTGTTGGTAAAATTAAAAAAAAAACAGAAGTTGAAAAAATAAATGAAATAGGTAGCAATTTTTATACTAATATTGCGAATGCGTTTGATAGACAAATAAATGCTACATGTACGGATATTAAAAAATCCGACTACGCCAGTTTAATTAAACATTTGACTAGGCTTTCCGCAAAGTTTGAAGAAAAACAAGAGGTTTTTTCTGATGATACACAAGGATATTTAACTCGAATAGAAACAATGAAAACCAGGGCATCTGAACTGTCTGAATTGATTATAGAGCCTTTGCCAAACCCTCCTCAAACTAAAAGTAAAAAGCCAAATCCAAAAATACCACTTAAAATAGTTGAAACTATAAAGACACCATCCAAAGTGGTTGAAACTGTTAATTTTATGCCTCCGCAACCGCCTACGCAACCGCGTGTTGCCGCAGCAACAACAGAAGAAAAGGCTGCGAAAGAAGCCAAAAAAAATGCTGAAAAGAAAGCTAGACGAGCTGTCAGAGAAGAAGAAGAGGCAACAAGAAAGGCAGAAGAAGAAGAAAGAAAGGCAGAAGAAGAAGAAAGAAAGGCAGAAGAAGACGCAACAAGAAAGGCAGAAGAAGAAGAACAAAAACAAAAACAACTTGACAAAAAATTAATGATAGACGCAACTGTAAAAAGACTTGCTGAAAAAGACAAAAAAAAGGCAGCCGAAGAAGAAGCAATAATAAATGATACTATAAAATCTTTTTTTGATTATTTTACTATGACGCAAATAGAACCACTTGGTATAATTACGCAAGACCAAGCAAATAAGTATGTAACTACATTATTTCCAAATGTCAAGTTTACTGAGAAAATCACGGACTATCAGGAATCAGCGTCAACCCAATCAGATTCAGAAAATTATATGTATTATTCGTATTTATATATAATGCATATTGGAATATTGAACAATTATTTACATTTTTTAACTGTAAACCATCAATACGATTTATTTTCTGGATTAAAACTAATATTCAAAGGTGGAAGAGCGGCTCAAATAATGTTGCCAAAAGGAAGTAATTTATTAAGTGATGATACCGATATATTTATCCAATCTAATAATGTATATCATAGTCCATTCTTTTTAAAAACTTTTGCAATTCAATTGGCAAAATCATGGACAACATCTCAACAAATAATATTTGGAATTGGGAAAAAAAATCCCAATATAGTAAAAATAGCATATAAAAGTTTGACCGGGTTTATTCCAATTTCAGATATTGATTTTGGGTCTCCAACTTATCCACAATATTATGATGATATCAGAATGGTGGATAAAACGTGGAAAATTATTTCAGAACCATTAATAGATGAGGGTAAGACTGCGACAAAGGCTGCAACAACGCTTGCGACAAAGGCTGCGACTAAGCTTGCGACAATGCCTGTATCTAAAATAAGATTAGTCTATTACCACCAATCATCCAAATTATTTTTTGCTGAAAAACGCGAAATATATAACTTGTATTCAAACCCTTTTTATAAAAATTGTAATTGTCGTGATTTATTACACACAGAAGAATGTGTTGCTTCTTGTAGTGAGCGTCAATTTTATTTAGACAAGTTTAAAAAATATGTAGATGTGAAAACAACGCCATCATCGTCTACACCATTAAAGAATTAAAACGTGCCATTTTAATTCTTTAATGGAGCGGTTCCCTACGGGTAGTAACGATTTGAAACAAAGCACACCTGCGGTGTGCTGTTTTAAATCTTCGCCGGTATAACCGTAAAACACAAAAAAACAAAAGTGTTTCGTCCGTCTAATAGATACGTAGTAAAATACATAAAAATAATAATATTGTTATGTATTATAATGTCTGAATCGGATGAAATTGTAAATACACCCCATAATTCTGCTTGTTCAACACCTGTTCATATTGATATGACAAAAAACGATTCATTTGATGCGGTAGGTCAAGTATATAGCACCACCACAGAATCAATCCCGTCTTCACTCCCATCGGATAATTCGTTGGAAACGATTTTGATAACTCCCGCGATAAGCATTGATTTGTCGGCAACGCCTTTGGCAACAACGCCATCAGCAACTTCGTTAGAAAAAGATCCACAACCTCTCATTAGTCAGGATACAAGTCAGAAGCTGGGCGTGGCAATAATTGTCGCGGTTGAAATCTACCGCGCATTAGTCGCGTCTTTTCTGATTCTGTTTGTTCCTCAAGATTGCGGCGGCCACGTATGTTCATTTAGTGAAAATGCCGAAACAGGACCCGACCCTTTATATAACGCCGGATTCGTATTCAATTGTATTACTATGGCGGCGTTTATGGCCCTCTATTACGCCGAAGTCCGTCGCGAAAGTAAATTGATTTCATACCTCGACGTGAATCCGGAAAAAGCATCCGACAATGATTCAGTGGGACTCGTTCTAGACAAGATGCCCAAATATTGTAGCGAGGCTATCCTCTATTATGATGGCCTTTACATCAAGACTGGATATACGGTGATTGTGTGTTTTGCCGTAAATACGGTGCTTTCGGGACTCGTGGTTTACAAATATTACTTGGATGACAAGACTACGACCACGTATATTACCTCGGTGCTATTTGTTGTTCAGAAGTTGATACAAGTATATGCTACGCTAAAAACAGACAAGAATGTGTTTTATTCGGCGTACTTGACTGGGAAAATACAATACAACGACATCGATAATGATAAGGTGTTCGATAAACAAGATGATGTTGCTGCTATAGTGTAAATGCGCAAAGGTTTATAAAATATATGTTTTTGTAAAAACATATATACTTTATCTTGGTGTATTCTAGAGAGAGGTGCCGTGTTATTTATTTTATTATTGATTTTACAAATATATTATTTGGGTGCCACTACAACACGAAGTGGAAGTGGAAGTACTTATAAATATTCAAATTATTTTATAGGAGAATCAAATAGGAATAGCGGGTTTATAAGTCAGAGACATCATTCTTTTGCCAATAAATATTCCAATTATTTTGTTCAATCCTCTTATCAAATGTCAAATCCTCAAATATGTTTTACTACAAACATGTTGTCAAAGTATTCAGTTATACCCGAGAAATATATTTCGGTAATAGGTTCATATTATGCGGTGTCGACTAGTCATTATTATTCGTTGAGTAAAATATCCGAGAAATATATTTCTGTAGTTGCGGCTTCGACTAGTCAACATTATTCGTTGAGTAATACACCAAATCAATATATTTCCATAGTTGGTTCTGTTAGTATGACTCAATATTCAGTATCATTGTCTTTATCAACACCAGCAACTACACCTACGGTTATGCCTACACCTACGTTTATACCTACGCCTACGGTTACACCTACGTTTATACCTACGCTTACGACGCTTATGCCTACACCTACACCTACGGTTACAACTACGTTTATGCCTACGCTTACGACGCTTATGCCTACACCTACACCTACACCTACGGTTATGCCAATACCAGAATCAACTCCCATCATCACATTTCTCACCACTGCCACATTATCCGGGTTTCCTACATCCTCTCTTTCTATCCCAGAACAAACAGCATACATCATTGCGTTTTCCACATCAATCAACATTGATTCGCAAATGGTGGAAATAGTAAACCAACAACTTGCAAATCGGCGATTAACATACAATATTGATATAACAACGCAAATTACGTATCCTTACGTATTGGATCCACAATCAACCTACGTATTACTAGCAAACAAAATCCAAACAAATATTGGTGTGGGTAGTAATTTTACCAAATTGCTAATATCAGTTAGTAAACAAATGGGAATAACATCTTACAATAATGTCTCGGTAATTGGAGTCTACGTTTCGCCGTTGTTAGATGGTGACGGCAAAGTCGACGTTAAACCGACACCACCCTATAAGATTGGTACAACTCTCTTGGTAATTATGATTTTGCCTGCGGTCAGTGTGGTACTAATATTTGTTGTATATTTATACAAAAAACATTATTGCTACGCTAGACGACGACCTTACAATATTATTGAAAATCCATTGTATTCGCGGGTATAACATATACTAAAAAAACCCCATAAATCGTCGTCTTTCATTCCGCGGTTCCGCTATTTTTGACAATTCTTTACGAAACACATTGCTATCTATTTCAGCAGGTATTGTGATTGGATACGGTTGTTTGTCTGGATAATAACTTAATTTTTCTAAATGTTCATGGTACGAAATCCCGTCTAACATCCAGTGTCGGCGGTTAATGTTCAAATATCGGTGGTCTGCGGTTTTGCGGCATAATTGACACAAATAAAATATGAGTTCGGTTATGTAATTCACATATTCCACCGATTCTTCCACTCCTTCATTATTAATTTGTGTAACCAACGAATTATAATCTTCAAGACGTGATTCAATATCAGTAATCGGGGTGAAATAAATATGCTCGAATCTTGCGGCATACGATTCCCACATTTTTGCGGATGTGTAATTAATATCGGCTTTCTCACGCAGTTTGAAAAAAGTGTTAATTGTAGAGAGGATGAATGTTGCTACCAAAATATAGAAGAGCTGGGATTTTGTCACAAACGTGGCATTTGACCCGGTTTGACCGGCAGACAATGCCGTAAAAAGTGTGATTGCGAAGTTGATGGGTGTTGATATATAGTTCCAGAATGCCGCGTTGAAATATTTTTTTTTTACTTGGATCCCGATGCGCAAGTTGAGATTGTCTTGGACAACGAGCATGATTCCCCATATTGGAGAGAGGTTGTCGATTATGTATTTTTCATTGAGTCCTTCGGAACTAATTACGGAAACGTTGTCTTTTGCCAGAACAATGTGATTATTGCCACATTCTTCGTCTGTGTCTTCATCAATCATCATATAATACTGGAAGTTATTTCGGTATTATATTTTTTCCTTAGGGGTAACATAACTGTTATGTGCGTTCCAAGAACATTTATGAGGTGAACATAAATGTTATGCACCAGTCGACCCAAATCCTCCACCGCCTCTCATTGTTTCACCGCCTAAATAGTTCTCGGAATCAACCAACTCTACATAAATCGGAATCAATCCCGGCGCACATATTTGAACTATACGGTCATAGTGGTTAGCATAATAGGAATTGGTTACGCAATCAAATGCTCCAATAATGTTTCCGCGATATCCCGAATCAATGATTCCAGTACTGTTTGCCAATCTTAGTGGCCCATTTGAAATACTCGACCTAGGATGTAAGTAATACCCGCTATTGTATGGCTGAAATCCATTCTCATAAATCTTGGCACTACACTTAATATCAAAATTGATTCGGTTTGGTTGTCCGCCAAAGATTTCTTGTGTCGCAGGAACATACAAATCAAATCCGGCATCCACATTATGAATCGAATTAATCAACCTACTATTATGGTTGTAAACAGCCTCATAATAACGATTGTACAATTCTACATTGTTGGGGTTGACATAAACCGTGAGGTGCATATATCTGGGGTAGACGTTGAGCAAGTTGCTGATATTCATATTCGTATTCATATTCATATTCTATGTGATAATATGAATATAATCTTTAAATAATTTACTATTATTATTGGAGTAAGCAAATGCGACTACTAACCAAGACCTCTAAGCAAGACCTCTACCCACCACGAATCTTGGTCGTGGTACATTTCATCATCTGATTGGTAATCAGGTTGGCCGTCGGCTGACAACTTGTCGAGTATCCAATGCGCTCCTTAAATGTCGCTCCTGGTCCCGGCACACCATATGCCAGCGCATTCGCCGTATGCCGCCCAAATGCCGTTGTGAATGTACTCGCCGAACTGGTAATTGTATCGTATTTGAGTCGCGCTAAACGACTACTCGCATCCACGCTGCCCTGGGTCGCAAACTTACTATTACTCGGCTTGTAATAGAGAGGCACATATGGAGTGCCAATCTTCGGGCTCATTGTTCCATTATAATTAAAATTGATGGGGTTTGGATATATACTCCCAACAAGTGTACCGTTAAATATATTAAGATCAGGACTACTGTTTGTGGATGGTTGGACATAATAGGTGCCCAAATTGCCAACGGTTAATGCGCCAATTGTGGAATTCGGCGGATAAAACCCAGGAGTTGCCCCAATTATTTGTGAAAATAAATTGGCTGACACATTGATAACTGGAATAATTGTGTAAGTGGATGGCGTAACCCCGCCAACAGGTGTAGAATATTTGGCTGATGAGAAAACCTGATTATTTACAGCTTTACATTGGATTTGGATTCTGTCTGTTCGCACATTGTAGGCAAAGTTCATTAGATACTCTTTCTGGCCAGTTGCCCGGTTGGTGTAATAATGGTTCTTAGATATCATAAAATTTTGAAATAGATTAATAAACTCGCCCAAATCATAGTCGCCGTCTGGGAATGTGACATTGTACGTTGTGATAACGCCATCGGGTCCATTTATCCATTGATATTGGAAGAGAGGCGTCACGGAGAATCCACGGATTGAGACCTTGGCACAATGATTGATACCAGCAGGTGTATAAATGTTATTCAGGCTCTTATTAGAACCAGGTTCCACAGTATCGTCGCCGAATCGCACGTGAGTATATTGGTTTTGCGCAATAGTCAAATTACGACTCACTAAATATTCGTTTGACGAGGTGTAATACTTGTCGTTGTTTTTGGACTGGATGAAAGCGCGTTTCACATTGCCACTGCTGCGGACCCGGCGCCGAGCATCCGCGGCTTTGCTACAAGCGACCTTATCACATGTTGTTGACGGCCTCTCTGTTTTGTTTACGGTGAGTCCAAACTCTGTTACTTCAACATTCTTGGTTTGATTAGTAGAGCTCGTATTCACGATGGTGCCGCCGGGGGACATGAAATCGTCCAACTTGATAGAAGCGCGAGTACACGCACTGACATTGGCAATTTCTTTACGATAATGTCGAATCGGTTGCGCTGCGTGTAAATTTTGTTTTTGAATAATTGTCGAATTACTATTTCGCCTTAATCCGGCAACTATTTGGTTAAATGACCGTCCTTTCCATGAAATATTGCGTCGTTCCATTGGCGCTGACATTATACATATAAGATAGAATAAATATTTTACCGGCTTACGCCAAGAAGCGAATGCTCGACGCCAAGAAGCGAATGCTCGACGCCAAGAAGCGAATGCTCGACGCCAAGAAGCGAATGCTCGACGCCAAGAAGCGAATGCTCGACGCCAAGAAGGTTACACATACAATTATATTTGGTCTGTCTTTACACATTTGGAATCCACAGCAAACGTTGGCGTCTTCTCTTCTTGTGGAACGATGCGCAAAAGACATTTAGCTTTTTTACCATAGAGAGGTCGAGTGCAACCACTTTCTTTGGGTTGATTGCTTCCGCTCTCTTTACGTCGCGTTTTACATTTTTGGACTGATGTAGGTACCACACACCGCGACCGGAAGTTCTCATATGTATCACGAACTTGTTCATATGTAAGCCCCGACTTCTTATGTAACATCTTGTTAATTAATTCATGGAGATCATACACATATTTAGAAAATGTTTCGCGACAGGCCATATGGGACATTTTCAACGGGAGTTTTTTGAAGTTTACTATAAGATTGGCGCGACATTTACCGCAAGGTAATACATTACGCAAGCTGAGAACATATGCGCGATAGTTCACCTTGTCTTTATAGGTTGGATTCACGGGATAGTTAAAACTCATTGTGTGTAAGAAATGCCATTGGCTGGGACCCCAAATAGTGGTGAGCATTCCGTCGTTGCTATTATAATCGGACTCGGTATAAGGTGTACCTTTGGTATAGGGTGTACCTCCGATACCTCCATCCCACGATTCATGTTTTGACACTTTTTTTCGCGTTGTCATTTAAAATAAGACGAGATTTTATGGAATACTAAATAATAAACGCAATTCGGTTATTGGATAAGTTTATTGTATGAAGACAAAATATAACAACCATGGTAAATGTTATTGACGTATTGGACACATTTATTCGTCCGCATTATAAAAAAATATTAATTGTATTGGCTATTGTGCTTTTCTCAGCGGTAGCCTATTATTTTTACGGAAAATGGAATATGCCAAGAGAGGATAAATACAAAGATATTTATCAACCAAATGACAATGGTGCCAATGAAGCGGTGATATTCTTCTTTTTTGCGGATTGGTGCCCCCATTGTACAAATGCCAAACCAGAATGGACATCATTTGCGAATAAACATGATGGTAAATTGGTGAATGGTGTTAAGTTACGATGTTCGATGGTTGATTGCTCCGACCCTGATGATCCGGATACTACTGCTAAAATTGACCAATATGAGATTAAATCATATCCCACGATTAAACTTATATCCAAAGATACTACTTACGATTTTGACGCAAAAGTCACACAAGACCATTTAGAGCAATTTGTCAACAGTGTTATTGTTTAGATGCTATTGGTCACAGAGTTTATCGGTCACAGAGTTTATCCATTGTCTAGCATTAGCAACACCTTTGCCAATTTCGCGCTCCCTCTCTTCTGGGCTATCCACCAACTTCAACATGTGCGAGAAATCCTCATAATCAACATCAAGACAAATATCCGTCGACCCAGGTTTTACAGTATCTTGCGTGTACGTTAGCACCATGTTAAATAAATATCCCAAATATTCCAGCATCCCCATATTTTCTGGAATATTTATTTGTTTTAGTCGGATGCGCACTCCCAGTACGCACCCATGCTCCAAACATTTAGCAATCGGATAATTAGAATAGAGGCCGCCATCCGAAAATATGATGTTGCGGTATTTGAAAGGCTTGAATAATATGGGCAAAGAAGATGACGCATAAATGCCATCAATGACGCGCATATCTGGGTATGTTTTGTGCGATAATTCCTCGGTTTTACACGACCCCAAATTAAGCGCATAAAAATACAACTCTTTTCCAAAGAGTGCGTGAAATTGGCTAAATGTAATATTGATGTCTATATCTTTGCCTCTCATGAGAGGCGCGAATGTTTCATGAAAAAAATCGACATCCAATATACCATTCCCAACAAAACACTCGTATATGTTGATAGAACTGAAGTTGAATAACGTTTTCCACGGCCGATTGATTATATATTTGTCGAGGGTTTCCCAGGGATAATTGAGAGCCAGCATGAATGAGAGGATACTCCCGGCGGAAGTGCCATAATATGCGTTGACGGAATCATGACTCCAAATACCTTGTTTGTGCGCCTCTCTTAATGCGCCATACGCGTTCAATATTATTGTGCCACCGCCCGTTATTACTAAATGCTTTATAGTGGGTTCCATTGTTGTTGGTTGAAATACAAATATATTCTTATATATTTTTATTAATGGTGTCTTTGGACCCAACCTTTGGGTCCCGCCTTTGGATCCCTTTGTAGTTAGGGTCCCACCCTTCGGGCCCAACCTTTGGGCCCCACCTTCGGGACCATCGTTACAGTCCTCAAAATAATTCCATTGTATGAAATATACTATACATCAACCTATTATGTCTATTTTTTTATTCGACGAAGAAGAAACCAAAGGAAAAATAAACATCGACGACCTCTATGAAAAACAACAAAAAAAAGATTTGAAACAAATCAGCATATTCAACAAAATATTAAATCGTATTCACAACAAAATCCGCATCACATCGCGAAACCGCAATGGTGATAAATATATTTGGTTCACTGTCCCAGAATATATATTTGGTGAACCCGTTTACCAACAGGCCGATTGTATCGCATATTTAGTCGATAAATTAGAGGAAAACAAGTTTCATATTCGGTATATGCATCCAAATACACTCTTTGTTTCATGGGCGCATATTGTACCTAGTTATGTGCGAAGTGAAATCAAAAAGAAGATGGGAATTATTATGGATGAATACGGAAATGTGGTGGATAAAGTAGAGGGAAGAGAAGATGTCAATTTGAATGAACGATTAATGGGTATGCAGGCGGCAGCCTCACCCGCAGTGGAAAAGAAAATATATACGCCAATATCGAATTACAAACCAACCGGCAAGTTTGTATACGATCCATCATTGTTTGAAACGATTGAAAAAAAGTTGGAATAGAGATGCTTTTTAACGTTTCTTTCGTGTTCCGCCACGATTTTTTTGAGAGTTTCTAATTTGCATGGTTGTTTGGTCCAGTATTCTTTTCAGTACATCATTTGGCAAATTTGATTCTGTGATGGTTTCAATCAAATTGGTGATGGCCTCTGTTTGGAAATCGGGTTTCATTATAAACAGCCTATTTAGCGATTCTATAGCGTCTTTGTATGATTTGCTGTTCAGAACATCAGCACTGAGTTCAGTTTGCTGCGACAGTTTATCCGCGATTTTTTTGCGCATTATTTGATTTATTAATTGCGACACATTGCCATCATAGTCGATGTAACCACGCCTTGGTATTCGGGGAGGTTTGTGATCAATAATAAAATCATTAGTTTGAGGACTTATATTGGGAGTGTGACGAATCACTTTATTGGAAGCACCGCCTTTCTGTACATTTTTTTGAATAGTATTGGATATATTATTTAGTAATGCGTTGGTAATATCGTCGGGTGTTTTTAATATGAGAGGTGTTGTGGGATTTGATACTATGGCTTGACTAAGAGTAGGTGTAGGACTCTTTGTCTGAACCTGAGGTCTATTGGTCTGGGTCGGAA